CGGCCTCCGAAAAACGCCTCGACACAAGCTCGCGGCGGCCACGTCGTTCCGCCCGCTCAAGGCCCCGTCGGATGGCTTCGCGGTCGTGCCGTCGCAATTGTCCATGTGGGACAACGACCGCGACGGCGATTGCGTGACCGCCGAGGAGGCCTTTGCCAAGGCCGTGTGGTCGATCATGTGCGGGCAGCCGGAGCTGTTCATTCCGGACGCCGAGGTCATTCGCTGGGCCAGCAAGTATGGATTTCTCAACGGTGCCGAACTGCCGGATGTGATGGATCAGATGGCCAAGGACGGTTTCACGGTCGGCGGCGTCAACTACAAGGATGGCCCCTACGGTCAGGCCGTGGACTACTCGAACGAATCGACGCTTCAATCAGCCATCGAAACGGGGCCGGTGAAGATCGGCATCGACGCCGACGCGCTGAGCCCGGATGCCGGCAATGGGAGCGGATGGTTTTCCATCGGCGGTTCGCCCGGTTCGTGGACGAACGAAGATCACTGCGTTGGCCTGTGCGGGCACGGCACGGCCTCGTTCCTGTTCGGCAAGCTCGGGTTGCCGGTGCCGAACGCGATTGATCCGACGAAGCGCGGTTACCTGCTGTTCACATGGAGCAGCATCGGGTTCGTCGATCACGACTGGCTCATGTCCACGGAAGCGGAAGCGTGGGTGAGGAACCCGACGACTGTGGGGCAGTCGCCGGCGCCGGGGCCGACGCCCAGCCCCACGCCACCCGGCCCGACGCCCATTCCGCCGGCACCTCCTGGCCCGACATTACTCAATTCCACGGGAACGATCAGCATCCCCGGCCAGAGTATCCGCGACGGTTTCCGGACGCTCAGCATTCCCGGCCAGAGCGTTCCCGTGAGCGTTACCGGGGTGCTGCCGTCCAGCGGACTGACTACGGACGGCATCGCGGCGTTGCTCGCAGTGAGCGGATTTAGCCAAGTGTCGCTCGGTATTTCCTCGATCAACTGGCAACAGTTGCTCCAGGCGTTGTTGGTGATTCTGCCGATGGTGTTGCCGCTATTCCTCGGAAGCATCAGCGATGCGAGGGACGCGGCCGGAAAACTGACACCCGCGCAGTGGCAACAGATTATTACCGCCGCGCTGTATTTGATTCAGCAACTGCTGGCGGGGGGCAACTGATAAGCCCAGTCCCCCCGGACCATCCGCCCGCGAGGGGGCGGGCGCGGTGATTCCGGGACGTGCTATTCGAAAGGATCCCCATGCTCCGCCTCCGCTGCGAACAACTCGAAGCCCGCGACGTGCCGGCCAACACCATCGTCGGCCTCGATCCGGCCATCGATCTCAGCGGCTTCCCCGGCGGCGGCACGGGGCTTATTCCCGACTGGAACGGCGGCATCCAGGTGACGCTCGGCGACGTGAACGGCGACCATATCCTTGATGTCGCGGCAGTGGCCCAGGATGGCGGCTCGGCTCATGTTGTGGTGTACGACGGCGCGACGAAAGCGGAGCTCGGTTCGTTCATCGCCTTTGATCCAAGCTTCCGCGGCGGCGCTCACGCCGTGATGACGAACGTTCCGCAGTTCGCATCGACGCTACTCGTGGTTCCGGGTGCGGGCGGCGGCCCGGTGGTACAAGAGTACCGCTTCGTCGCGGGTAAAGGATTCCAGATTATCCACTCGGAGTTACTGCCTTATGACCAAGAGTATCGCGGCGGCTTGCAGGTCAGTACGGGGCCGGTCGTTCCCGGTGGTCAACCGGATGCCTTTTTCCTTCCCGCTATCGGCAGTGGTGGCCCGCAGCTCGTGGTCATGGACCTGCAAAGTGGTGTGGTGGTGTCCTCGTTCTACGCCGGACCGGTGGACGAAACGGACGTAACGTTCGAGCCGAGCGGCGGCACGATCACGATTCCCAGCGGCGTGACGGCGGATGGACTGATTCAGTTCGCCCCGCCGCATCGTCTCGGGGTTGTCGTGCAAGATGGCCCGGTTGTGAATGGATTCGTTGATTCGCGCGTGTACGACGTGCTGAGCGGTGTGGATGTGACGGCGCGGTTTCCGGTGGACGGTCCGCCGGAGCCGCCGCCAGTGTAGTTGCCCGGCACTACTGAGCGGAGCGGCCAAGTCGTTAGGCCGTCCGGTGCTCGTTGCCCGATAGCTCAGGCCGGTTGTTTCCAACGGAGTGGGGTAGCAAACGATGGAACCGTTCCTCATCGTCGTTGTCGCAATGCTGCTCCTGTGGATCGCGGTTCTCAATGTGGAGAATCGCCGGCTCGTGAACCTCATGCGGGGGTTCGCGACTGTGGCACACGACCTCTCAGCCATCGTGAACAAGTTCGCCGCCGGGATGGGCGGCGATGATGATGACGATGATGTAGACGATACGGATGCAGGCAAGCACAGAGTTGACGTAACGCGCGGCACGGGGGCTAACGGGGCGTTCACGGATTCCGATCTCTGGACCGCCGCCGAACGAATCGGAGACGGTCCGTTCGCTTCACGAATTCGCGAAGTGCTTCGAGAGAATGCGGAGATGCGGCGGGAGCTGGGCCGGGCATCGCCGCTTGAACCGGCTCACGCACCGGCTCACTCGACAGCCACTCGCTCATGAGCAGTGTCGGGTTCCCGCACAGTTCGGCGATGGCGTCGTAGTCGTTCATGGTGATGTGCCCTCGAAAGAGGGCTGTTGAGGGTGCAAGGTTCGTGCCGCAGCCGAAGCTCAAATGGTAGAGCACCGGGCAACTAACCCGTATGGGATGTAGGTTCGACTCCTACCGGCTGCTCTAATTATCGTTCGCTGTAACAAGGAGCCTCGTTGATGCGTCTTATTATTGTTTTGCTCACTTTCGTGACACTCGCAACCACGGCCACAGCCGGCCCACTGCGCCGCCGGACCGTGCTTCGCCATCGAGCCACGACGTACACGCTCAATACGCCGCTCGGCCCGGTGAGCCGCAAGACCGAGCACACGACGATCCGCGGGCCAGGGGCGAGTGCCGCTGTCATCGATGCGCTCGCGGAAGTGAATGCGAAGCGGGCCGCGCGGGGCTTACCGGGGTTCGTCGCTGACCCGGCGCTCACGCAAGCGGCTCAGGCGGCGGCCGCGTTTCGCGCTACCAATCGCATCGAGGGGCACACGAGCAACGACTTCGCTTTTTTGCCGCCGGGCAGCGCCGCTCACGCTGCCGGGTGTGCGGCCATCGATTCGTCCTGGGGCTTCCTGTCATGCTGCCAGTGGGAGCGGTGGACGTATGCCGGGGCCGCGTCGGTCGTGGGGAGTGACGGGAAGGTGTATCACCATTTGTTTGTGAGGTAAGTGATGCCGCCAGAAGCCGCCGAACTCGAAGACGCCATTGCCCGCGCCAAGGCGGAGCAAGGGGAACTGCGCGAGCAGCTGGCACGCCAGGACGTGATTATTGGGGCGTTGATTGCGGAGAACGCAAGCCTCAAGCGGCAGGTAGAGTTTCTTCGTCAGCCAATGCCCGCGATCACGGATGGGTTCGTGACTTCCGCCAATGACCCATTCGCCAACACAACGATCCACGCCGGCCCAACCATCACCGACTACTCCCGGCCGTTCTCTCTGACGCCGCCGGCCGTCGTGCAGATGCCCGGTCAACTCGGCGCGCCGGACGGCCTGCCGATGGGCGAGCCGGCCCCGATGAGCCTGGCGGAAGAGAACGCAGGGCTGCGGAATGTGGAGCAGTCGCAGTTGCAGCCGCCGCAATGAATCACCCCGGTCGGTGCCTAAACCCGTGACACGGCGAGGGGTCTCTCGCCGGTCGGGGTGAACTGACAAAGAGGAATCGCAATGGCCTCGTGGGGCGACGGATTCGGCAACTTGTTCGACGGGCTGATTGCTCTCGTCAAGTGGCTCGCCATCGCCCTGGTCGCGGCCATCGGTGTGATCGTGTGGTTGTGTTTTCGCTAGATGGATTGTTTTGCCCTTCAAGGAGGTCTCTACTCATGCGTCTCATGCTCGCGGCCGTGGCCGCAATCTGCTTTCTCGTGCTGGCCGGCGATGCCACGGCCGGGCCGATCCGAAGGATTGCTGCGGCAATTGCCGAACGCCGGGCGGAGCGGAACGGCGGCTGCCAGGCCGCAACCACCGGCCCCGCCGCTATTCCCCGCGTCGCCGCCTGCAATTGTGCCGGCGGATGCCAATGCCCGGCCGGTGTCCCGTGCGTCAATCCCGCTGGATGCCCCGCAAAGGCGACTCTCCACTTAACGCCGTCGTTCGCTGCCCCGGCGCTGTCGTCGGGCTGCCCCGGCGGTGTGTGCCCGGCACCGGCGAGGCGGGGATTGTTTGGTTGGCGGTGATGCGGAGTAAATGCCGCGCATGACAACGCCCTCGGGTGATGCCGAGGGCGTTTTTCGTTTCACGATGTCGTGGCATCTGACTGATGTTCTTTTTGAATGTATTCATGGCCCCACGGCTTCGACCCCGGCGGTTCCCCATGCACTGGCCCGTGAATGGCCTTGTGCTTTTGGTGGCCACAGAGCGAGCATGCTCCGCACCGGCAGTTCGGCCAGGTCGGGCACTCCCGAATATCAATTGCCCCTGTTTCTGCCCCTGTTTCCATTTCTCACCTCTCCATCAGATGCACCACTTCCACCGCCTCGCCCCGCAGCAATCGCGCCGGGGCACGCTCCAGAGCGTCCGCGCAGTCGGTACAGATGCCGTAGGCGATGCCAGTGCCATCGCGCGGAAGGCGAAGCAACTCCAGACTCACGAACGTCGCGGCGTCCTTGGGGAGCTGGCAGAGCGGGCAGGTGCGGGGGTCGGTGGTCATGATTCGCCCTCGTAATACTCCGTCTCGCCGATGTGCTCCCAATGCGCCAACTCCAGGTCATCATCGTCAGGCCACGTCGTATACCGCATCTCGTCGATTTCCATGAACCCCTGGACGGCTTTCGCGAAGTTCTCCTTGCACCACGCGCGAGCCGCCTCCAACGTGGTGAAGCTCTTGTACCGATGCACGGCGTCGTCGGGGTCGCACTCGCCATATTCATTGAGCGGCGTTTCGACGATGTAGTCCACCTGGAACTTGATATCGCCGAGTTTGGAACGAGCGCGGAGTTTCACGGCGTTTCCCCTTTCGCTTCCATGTCGAGTTCGGTTTCCTCTTCCCACTGTTCGCGCTGCGACTGGCTCAGTTCGAATTCGAGCAGCATATCCCGCAGTTCCTCCATGCCGTGCGCAGACGCAATCGTTTTCAAGCAAGCTCGCCATCGGCCCAGCCCGTCACCGGTTCTCGCTAGGGGAATATCGTCCGCCCCACATTCCGCGTCGATGTCAGCGCTGGTGATTTTGGTCTCCGCAACGTGAACGCCAGCCTCATCCCGCCAGTACTCGAACGCCTCTTCGCGGGTTTGATTCGCCGCGACGAAGTTGTCCACGATGGTGGAGAACACTGCATATTTGCCATTCGGCTGCTTAACTGCAAAACGCGGCATAGCTATCCTCCGGTTTTTCCTTTCGCCTTGGCAATGGCGGCGCGGGCCGCATTTATTCGCTGCGAATCGCCTTCACAAGTTCTGTGTTCGCCACTTTCGACATCACCTTCAATCCGCTGAAGACAGATTTCGAGTGCGGAAAGAAGGTCCTGCAAGCCAATTTCACGACGGCGGCACGCATCAATCGCGCCTGTTCCCGGCGAGTCTTCGGATCGCCGTACATGTCCACCAGGCCGGGGACGATCACGAGCGCCCCCACGGTTTGAGCCACGGCAACTGGGGCACGCGGCGGTAATACGCCTTGCGCTCCAGTGCCTTGTGCGGCCGGTCGCCCATCCGTCGCGGCCGCGTCCACACGGTGAATACCCACTCCTTGCCGGCGTCGGAATCCAGCGGCAACCGGTCGATGCTCCGCGTGTCCAGGTGGCACGACCACGGATTCGCCGTGCCGTCGTCCAGCAAAATTTCCAGGGCATCGGCCTGTTTCCCCGCTGGCCACGGCCCCCGCGAGATGACGGCTTCGCGGCCGGCGGCCAGGTCCGGGATTATCGTCTCCAGCAGCGGCGGCACGAGCAAACGGAACGCCCCCGCGTTGGTGGAGAGGTAGAGGTTGCCCGCCGTGGCCGCATCAGTTCGCCAATAATTTGTGGTGGTGATTAGTGGCCCGTGGCTGGAGATTTTCAGGAGCATTGGCATGGCCTCATCAGTACCCGCATTACGGGTAGACCGGGCCGGAGCCCGGTTTCGGCCTAGCGACCTTCCAGCGTCCTCTGGGCCGCGACTCGCACGGCCCGCCGCGTGAATGCGTCGTTACGGGTCGCGAGGATCAGACTCGCCCGCGCCGCGCCGATGGACTCCGGGCCGCTGGCCCCGATTCGCCGGGCCAGGTCTGCGGCGAAGCTCTTGCTCCCCGCCGGGCAATTCCCGGCCCCGATACTGTCCTCGATCATCACCCACGGATTTTTCTCGGCGACGATCCGATCCATCTCGGATTGCCACTCGCGGGCGGCGTCCAGCGTGGCCCGGATGCCGAGCGCGTCGATCACGTCGTCCACCACGACCATCCAGCCATTGCGGGCCACGGCGGTAAGCTGCCGCGAATCCAGGTGGAATCGAGCCTCCGCGTTATCCTCCGCGTCGTCGGCCACGACGTAGAGCCCGTCGTCGTCGATGCCCATCTCCAGACCGGCCGGGGCATCATGCGCGTCCATCACGATCCGGCCGAGAGCGGCGAGCGCCTTGGCCTCGGTCGTATACGCCTTGCCGTTGTCGGCGATCTCCCGGAGAGCCGCGAGAGCGCCGGCCTCGTCCCGATAGACGGCATCGGACCCTTCGACCGCCCAGGCGGTCGCGTAATACTCCATATCGTCCACGTCGCGGTAGGTCATGTACACGTCATGACCGGCGATGCCTCCCGTGAGGATGCTGATCTCCTCGACCGCCGAATCCCGGATGATGTAGCGATGCTCCTTGATCTCCATATCGTCCACGGTCACATCGTCCCACGACGGCTCGTCGCCGTGATCCGCATCGCTGGCAGCGTCGCGGATGGAATCGTCGAGGGCCTCGCGATCCAGCGTCACCCAGCGGCCGCCCTGCCGCCAGCACGGGATTGGACCGCCGCCGTCCACATTGTTTCCACTGTCGATCTCCCAGCCATCGCCCCCATCGCTCACGCGGGGCAGACCCATACCGCTGCCGTCGTCATCTTCGGTCGCCCACTCCTCATACTGCCGATTGCCGTCCGGGCCCATCTGCCCGACCAGGTGCCAGCCCTGCACCTCGATGGTCGGCATTCCATCGGCGCGAATCTCCAGATCGTAGGTCGGCCATGCGGCACCGCTCTCCGTGCGCCAGTCGGACTGCCACGACTCGGCGTCGGTGCACGTCACGGACGCCTCGACCGTATCGACCACACCGCTCTCCACGAGCCAGTCGCGGTCGGCGTCGTCCAGGTAGGCCCATACGGCGGCCAGGTCGATGCCCAGCCACTCGATCGCAAACGTCGTCAAATCGGCCTGGCCGCGCTCGATCATGGCCAGGGTCATTTTTACCTGCCGCTCGACGTGATCGAGCGGCAGGGCCGCATACCGCGCAGCCTCGGCCCGCGCGTCCTCGGCGATGGCATCGCGATAGGCCATGATCCGCCGTCGCATCTCCGCAGCCAGACCATCTGCGGAAACCGCGGGGATGTAGGTAATAAGATTGCCGGCGCGACCGCTCCCATAGATCGCGTATCCGCGATCACCAGCCGGCACGTAGGACCAGTCAGACCGGATCGGCCCGGAATACTGGATGATTCCGGGAGCGCCGATGGCCTCGGGGCAGAGATCGGCGATGAGGGGCAGCGATGCAATTGTCGCGGTCATGATAGGCTCCTGTACCCGACTTTTGCGCCCTGGGTCCGGGCGGATCGGTCCGGCGTATCCGGCCGCTCTCCAGACTCCCCACCGAGCGGGGAGGCCGAAGCGGGGTCGGCTAGGCGCGGGCCAACCGACGAATGCGCCGGACGGCGGCGGCCGTCAACGAATGGCAGGTCGTGTAGTAGCCGGCCACCGAATCCCAGACTCGCACGGAATCCTGACCCACCAGGAATTTGTGCTCGCGGATTCCCTCCGTCGAGAACGCCTTGGCGCGGGCAACGACGATTGTTTCGGTCGCAGTCATGATTCTCTCCGGTTCGGGGTTCCGTTCTTTCGTCCTCACACAATCATTTATACTCCCTGTAATTCCAGAGTCAATATCAGGGAGTACGAAATCAGAAAGATTTTTCCAGAATCCCAGAAAATGCCTTATTTCGTAGAGTTTTCGGGTAGTGTATCATTTTGAACTCGCAACCGAGCTTGGCAGGGTTGCCGGAACGCCAATTGCCGGGTAGCGTCAGGGTATGGCAAAGAAACCGAAGAAGAATCCGAAGCCCGTCAAGGTCCGCCAGGACTTTGCCCAGAATGCATTCAGAGTCATGAGGGAGGCCACGGGGCAGGCCGAGCGAACACCAGAGCCGAAGGAGAAAGACCCGGCAGCGGTCGCGCTGGGGTCGAAGGGTGGCGCGGCTAGAGCGAAAGGCATGAGCAAAAAGAAGCGTTCGGATGCCGCTAGGAAGGCTGCTCAGACTCGTTGGAATTGAGTACCGAGGCTTGACCATCCAACGGCTTCGGAGCGCTGATGCGAAGCCCTTTGACGATTGCTAATCCATCTAGGTTCTGTAACGTCGGCTCAAGCGTATGAAACACATCCGCTTTGTATATCAATGCTGTCGCCATGAACTGAGCATCTGGCGTCTTGATTTTGCGAACCGGCCTTGCAGTCAGTCCGTTGCTCCGAATCTCCTCCACGATCAATGAAATTCGAAGCGTTATGTCGGCCGGGATCACGTTGGAACGTGAGACGAATGCGTTAAACTTGTCCATCTGATCTTGCGTGTGTTTGGCCCGAAGAATCTCGGAGTAAGCGGTGACTGGAAGCAACAGGGTGGCCTCTTTACGGTCAATGGCCGATGCAACCAAATCAATGTCGGCGAGCGGCGCAGTCTTATCCTCATCCATCCACGCAATCAGGACGGTCGAATCCCAGCAGTAGACGACGTTCCGCTTCTTACTCATCGCGGAGTCCTCTTACGAACTCCGCTGCGGACTTCCCGCCAGTGGCCCCCGGCATAGCTCCGAACAGGGAACGAAGTGTCGGCAGTTGGTCGTCAGGGGGATGTATTTCAATCTCCTCCACCTGAACCCGGCTTGGGTAGCAACTGTCATCAGGAAAGCTGAGCAAACCAGTAACTGTCACGTTCTGGCGAATGGCCTGTTGCACTTGGGGGAACAACTCTTCCTCGAAGGCGCAAGCTACGGCCACTCCACCTATCGGCGTGAACAGGGTGAACTCGTGGCGTTCGTGGAGGTTCAGCTTCTCCACGCGACCCTTAATCGTTCCCCTGGATCGGGAGGATTCGACTAGGAGCCGGTCGATGTTTGCGACAAACTGCGTTGTTACCCGAACTCCAGCGATCATGAGTTTGTTCTTGTGCATGACCGGCCGGGCCAAATCTCGGAACGCTTCCAAGTCTTCCCGCTTGAATCTCGGATCAACTGTCTCGCCGCGCTCCAACCCCTTCACCGTTTGCTTGAAAGTGTCGTAAACGCGCTTGCCGCTGTCCGGCTCCCGTCGCGGAGACACTGCGGTTAGCTCGATGGTGGTACTTGCGAACTTTAAGTCGCTCACCTTGTGCTTGATCCGTGTACCTTGCTCGGTGCGAAGCTCCACCAGCTTCAAGCACTTGGCTACGTCATCCATCAGGGTGCGAAAATCCCCGAAGAAAACGTCGCCGTCGTTATCTTCTGTGCCTTCCAACGTGAATCGCAGGGACGCTGCCATGAGTTTGATTCTACCACGCGATTGAATCGTTTGGAGCAGCGTAGCGAGAACGCCGCCACGAATCCAGAAAGATTCAACCGACCTTGCCGAAATGCTTACCACTACGCATAATGTCATTATGAACAAGTTAGCCCAATCCGACCGCGTTGCAATCCTTCGCTGCCTTTGCGAAGGCAACTCCATCCGATCCACGTCCCGGATCAACGGCGTTGCTATCAACTCCGTGGTCAGGATGCTGGTCGAAGCCGGCGACGCTTGCGCCCGCTTCCATCACGACACGATGCGTAACCTTAACTGCCTTAAGTTGCAGCTCGATGAAGTCTGGTCGTTTGTCGGAGCGAAGGAAAAGAACGTACCGACGATGAAGAACCCGCGCGAAGGATGCGGTTCAATCTGGACGTGGATCGCCATCGACGCTGCCACGAAGCTGATTCCGTCTTGGCTTGTCGGCCTTCGCGATGGCGAGTATGCGAAGGCGTTCGTTTGCGACCTGGCTGGGCGGCTCTCCCGCCGTGTTCAAATCACGACAGACGGACTCAAGGCTTACGTTGAGGCGATGGAAGCCGGGTTCGGGGGCGAAGTGGATTATGCGATTCTGCACAAGGTGTACGGCGCAACGCCGGTGGACGATTCCCGCTATTCACCTGCCGATTGCGTGGGATGCCAGAAACAAGCGGTTTCAGGATCGCCGAATCCAGCGTCCGTCTCCACCAGTTTCATCGAACGACAGAACTTGACGCTTCGGATGCGGAACCGCCGATTCACGCGGCTCACCAACGCATTCAGCAAGAAGCTGGAGAACCACGAGCACGCAGTAGCGCTTTACTTCTTCGCTTACAACTTCCTCTTCAAGCACCAAACCTTGCGAATGCCGCCGGCGCTCAAAGCCGGGGTTACTGACCACTGGTGGAGCTACGAAGAACTGATTGACTTGATCGACCGGCGACTCGCGGAAAAAAAGAAAGAGGATTCAAAATGATACACTACCAGTTTTCGTGCGAAAGTTTTTTTCCGGAATTCTCGTTTTCCGCGCCAGAAACCAGCCCCAGAATCGCCTGTCGGGTCAATTCCGCCGCCGAAAGCCCCAGCTTCCTCGCCGCCGCACTGACCCTGCGGAATTCGGAGTCCGTCAGATAGAGCTTGCGCTCTCGCACGCCTTCGGGTCGGGTTCGCGGCCGGCCAACGCCTCGATTTTTCGCTGCCATGTTTCCTCCGTGGAAATCTACTCCCTATAATAGCGAGTGGTCAATGTCGGTGGGAAGAAAAATCCAGCCACCGCGCGGAGCAGCGAGCCGGATCAAGTCGGCCGAGTGACACCGCGTTGACACTCAGGGGAGGGAATTCCGATGGCGTGGCAGCCGATTTGCCGGGCGATTGCTCGGGGAGCACTTGAGAAGAGGGAGGCCAACACATGATCGACGAAGAGCCGGACGCCGAAGAGCCGCAGGAGGCATCCTTCGGGCTCGCTTGCCCGTTCCTCAACAGCGATCCTGTCTTTGCGCAGGGCGTGGCATTCGGAACGCTGTGGTCGCGGATGCGCGATCCGGAGTGCGACGAAATCACTGAGTACATCCTGAGCGAGATCGAGGAGCAGGTCCGCGTTGCAGCCTCGCGGACGGGTTGGAACGTGATCGAGTTGAAGCCCTGGGAGCACGAGGGCAAAGAAACGGGATGGGTATTTTGCCGGATGGTCCGGCGCGAGAAATACGAGGCATGGAAGGAGGCGGTTGCATGACCGCCCGAACAGCGGGCCGGGGTCTGCTACGTGGGCCGTGCGTTCGCTGGATGGCCTGCGAATGAGTGGAGGAATCCGTATCGGGCCAACATGAAGCCGGCCAAGGCATGACCACCTACGACGCCCTACACCGTGCGATCCTGTCCTGCCCCCAGGACGACGCCCCACGATTGATGCTCGCGGATTGGCTGGCGGAGAATGGGCAGGAGGAGCGGGCTGAATTCGTGCGGGTGCAAATCGAACTCGCTCGCTGGCCCGATACGGTCGGGCACCATGAGCAAAGGACCGGGACATGGCAGTATCTCCGAGCCCGCGAACGGCAACTACTTTCGCTTAATGTCGCGCACAAGTGGTTTGTAATTGCGGGCGTGGCGACTTACGCGAACGAAGTCGGAGGACCGTTCAACGGGTGGCTGCGAAAGGAGAGCGGGCAGCCAGGATATGAATTACCCGTCTCCGTTCGTCGCGGCTTCATCACCGAACTAACCTGCTCGTGGGCCTCGTGGCTGGAGCACGCCGAGGCGGTGTATTGGTGGCCGGGGGCGACGGAGGTGGAGTGCCCTGATTGTCACGGTATCGGGTTTATCTGCCAATCCAGAGGGCCGCAATTGCCATGCGATAGCTGTATGGTGGAGGGCCGTCAGCGCGCCATCGAAGGGGGCACCGGCCGCATCCCCCGCCCCGTCCCGCCGGGTGCGCAGCCGATCGAGCGGGTGACGTTCTCGGCAGGCTTCGATGACGTTCGGCTGCACCCGCGGAACCACACCGTCTCGCTGAGCGGCATAAAACTCACCCGCCACGCGGACGACGCCGCCACCGGCCTCAACTCGTGGCGGTGCGACCGCTGGCCGTGGGTGGAGTTTGTGTTGCCGGAGGCGGCACAGAACACCGATCAAACCGACGCCCTTGCTTACGCTCAGTTTGCTCAGCGGATGGCTGCCGAAGTCGCAAGACGGCACGGGTTGCCACCGCGACTCATCGAAACGGCGGCCGCGCCGCACGAAGGGTGGTGACGCCTAACTACCGCCTAACGGCCGCCGGCCAGCGCCCGCCCACGCCCGGCAATCTGTAGCCATTCTGTAGCCTGTAAATCGCCATGATTCGCCGAGCGAGAACGGAAGAGGCCTAAACTGAGACGAACCAGAATGAACGAGAACGTTTGTTTTGGGTCCTAAGTCCAGTGCGTCTGCCAATTCCGCCACCCTCGCTTTGTGCGTTTTCTCCGAAGAATAACAACGTTTTCCCGAATTCCGGCAACACGCCTTTGTAGCCGCAATGTTGCCTATCCGCCCGTGATCACTTTCGCCAGCACGTCCACGGCCCCCCGCTGCATTCCCGGCTGAACGTGACTGTAGGTATCCATCGTTATCGCGATCGAGCCGTGCCCCAGCCGTTCGCTCACGATCTTCGGATTCACGTTCGCCGCGAGCAAGAGCGTGGCGCACGTGTGCCGGAGCGCATAGCAGGTGACTGCCGGCAGCTTCGCGCGAGCGAGGATCGGCCGGAGATGCCCCCGCGTGATGTCGTTCGGGAGGATCGGCTCGCCGTCCAGGTTCACGAATGCGGACGATGCCGGGCGAACCGGCCAACCCTCGGCGAGCATCCGCTGGCGATGCCGGTTCAGCGCGCCCAGAGTCCCGGCGGTCAGGTCGATGGTTCGCTTCGAGTGCAGCGTCTTTGGTTCCTTAACGCGGCCGGAGTTCTCCAGCGACTTCGTTATCGACACGCGGCCGGCGGCGAAATCGATGTCCCGCCAGGCGAGCGCCAGGGCTTCACCGGGCCGCATTCCGGAATCAAGGATCAGCACGAACAGGGCCCCGAGGCGTTCTTCGGCGCAGGCCCGGACGAATGCCGCCGCATTCTCCGCAGAGAGAACGACGATGGTCGGCTTCTTCGCCTTCGGGCGCCGGACGCCGCGGGCCGGATTCGCCGGAATGAGTTGCGAGCGAGCCGCGTGATTCAGAGCGATGGAAAGCGTGATGCCGATTTTCCTCACGCTGGCCGGACGAACCCCGTCCTTGAGCAGCTTCGCGTACAGGGCTTCCACATCGGCCGGCCGAAGTCTCTGGATCTTCACGCCGCCGATGCGGGGCACGATATGCTTGTTGACGTGAATGCGGTACGGCTGGTGCGTCGCCGGCTCGATGGACGGCTCGACGAGTTCGAGCCAGCGGGCGAGCCACGCTTCCAGCGTGATGCTCGCGGCGTCGGGAAGTTGGCCGGCGTCGAGGCTCATCTGCAGTTCGCGCAGTTTCGCCGAGGCTTCCGCTTTCGACTTACCGTAGGCCACGCGGCGAATCCTCTTCCCGCCATGCACGCCGAGCGAGATGGAGCCGACCCAGAGGCCATCGGGCCGCTGGTAGATGGACCCTTCGGAACGGCCGCGGCGGGAACGTGCTGGCATTGGAAACCTCGGCAGAATGCTTGCTCTAACGCTCTTCGCCTTTACGCCAGCGGCGCGGCGTCCTACGCTTTTCCCAGCTCAACACTCGCACCATCACTCGCAGCTCGCGGCTCGCGGCTCGCGGCTCGCTACCAACCGGCACTTACCCGGCGTCGTGCGTCTAACAACGCGCGACTTTCTACGGGGCTTGCTGAGCTGGTGCGGGACCGCCGGGAAAATCGACGCTACTCCGATTGCCGTGAGCGCCGGCGCGGGTAGTGTTATTACGTACACCATGCCAACCCGCCGAGGGATAGGCGGCTCACCTTGCCGAAGGACGGCTCGCTCAAGGGGGAAGAACATGTCGCGCGATGAACTGATGGATGCACTTCGGGAGTATGTGGACCGCGAGCATCCGGGGTGGGACGGAGCCAGCGTCACGGTCAGTAGGGGCGATGGCCGCGAGCCCGAACGCCTCGTTATCAGCCCTGCCCGCTCGCCTTCCGATGCTTCACTTCCTGCTGAATCTCCCCACTTACGAGAGCATATTGCAGCTCGATGTACTCACGAATAGCCGGTGAAATAAGCTCCCATTGCGAAATGCCCCGATGCCCGCAGATCACTTGAATCTTGCGGGCCAAGTCTTTCTCGACTTGAACGGCTGTAGACTTCCTCGCGTCGGCTTCCTTTCCAGATTCATTCGAAGTTTTTTTTCTGGCCATCAGAAGCATCCCCATCTTCGCACCTCAAAACGAGTTGCATAACGCGAACTTATTACTAGTTCGCGTTTCCTTCCACAAAATTACAAGAATGCAGTTGACTCGTTCCGGTTTACTTCTTAGAGTCTACTGCACAACGCTAAACGCTGAGCGTTAAACAGGAACAAGGAAGGAAGTCATGGCGGATTCACGCGAAGCGGAAAGCCCGCCGCGAGTCACTTGCTGGATCGAGAAGACGATGGTTCGGATGGCGAAAGAGATTGCGGCCCGTGAAGGCATAACGCTGTCCGAAGTGATCGAACGAGATTTACGCGCGGCGCTGAGTCGCCGGCATTCACGAATTTTCGCTGTTGCGGCGGCCGAACTCGGCGGCGAGGGCTGACCAATGGCCGCGACCGCCATCGACCTGCCGGGGCCGCCGGACCTTTCCGAACTCTCGGAATCCGAGTTGTTCGAGGAACTCAAGCGGCTCGGCAAGGCGGGATGGCGTTCGCCACGGGGGGCATCGGAATGGCTGGGAATACCGCGATCCGAGGTGTACGGCCTGCTGACCAGCGGGGCGATCTGGAGCTACAAGCGGGGCAAGCGGCGAATGGTCCCTGTGGTGGAGTTGCGGCGGTACGCGACGAATCAGGCGATGCTCCGCCTGCGAAGAAGGGCGCGGTGAAGGCGTTGCGGCTGCGGCTCAAGCGGATGTGAAATTCGCGGTCGGTGTCCTACGGGTAGGTCCCGGAAAAACATCGGAACGCTAGGCGAAGATTGCCGAGCCGACTGCGTGAAACTGGAATCCACGGAGGAAGTCATGGCGACGGCGACCAAACTGAAACGACGAAAACTCGACCTGACGGCATTGACGCTCCACCAGGGCGCTCACAACGACGGCAGCAAGCAAATGTGTGTGATGGAGGCTGTAGCTTTCGTGGCGGGCGAGCCATGGAGCGATCGCCCGGTTTGTGCGTCGCCGGTTATCTCGGCATTCCTGCGCCGGTGGAATGACGACCTGAGCCATACGGACCGGCAGATGCTCAAGCCGTTCATCCCGGGGCTGGTCGGCACCAACACAGGCAAAGAAGACGACGAACTCCGCGCGTGGATGGCGACGGATTGGATGATTCGCGAATACCTTCCGGCGTGGTTACGGGCGGCGAACCTCAACACACAGGCGGATGCGGTCGCGTCGCTGCCGCCAATACTATCAACGGATTCATGGGCCTCAGCGTCGGCGGTCGTTGGCAAAGCAAAATCTGATGCGCTCGCGGCGTTCCACGCGGCGAGGGACGCCGCGAGGGACGCCGCGTGGGACGCCGCGTGGAACGCCGCGAGGGACGCCGCGAGGGACGCCGCGTGGGACGCCGCGTGGGACGCCGCGTGGGACGCCGCGTGGAACGCCGCGAGGGACGCCGCGTGGGACGCCGCGTGGGGCGCGGCGTGGGGCGCGGCGTCCCTCGCGGCGGCGAAAAAATTCAAGGCAACCGTGGAAGGAATCCAGCAATCGGCGTTGCGATTGGTCGAACGGATGATCGCCGTCGGCAAGTGAATCGAACACCTTCGCCCATTGGAGAACATCGTGATTCCCGAGTTGCAAGCCTTCTTGTACGGCGCGGCGTGCGTCGCGGGCTTTTTCGGCCTGGTCAGGGGGCTGGACTTCCTCGACCGATTTGGTCGGCAGTGGCTTCGGGAGCGCGAATGGAATCAGCACCGGGAGCGGGTGGCGATGGAATCGACGCGGGAAGTGTGACCCGCGCGACCACGAACTGAGGGGAATCCTATGAGCTTCGAGAACCACGACGAGCCCGACTTCGACCTGGAGATATTCGAGGACGCCTTGCGCGTGCTCGATGCCATCACGGGCAAGTATCGGATCGAAGAGCGAGACCTCACCGAAGCGCAGCGCGTGCAGCAGAACTTGCGGGCGCATTTGCACCGGGCGAAGGAACGGGCTCGTGTACCAGCATGAAAGATTAGCTCGCGGTGTAGGGAAGCCAGGTTATCCCGCCCGGACCGGATTCCGGGAGACGGCGGTTCGAATCCGCCCACCGCTGTTTGCCGGGTCGAGTCGATGCTGTGCTGAATGGGCGACAGCCGGCGGAGGCCGGCCCGGCAACTTACACGCGGCGAGTGGCCGTTTGTGGGTCCGGAAATTGTTGATGAAGCAAGTTGACCGGAAGTTCACCACCATCACGGAGGATGCCATGCTCTGCCTCACTCGAAAGCCCGGCGAGAAGATCGTCATCACCGGCCCGGCGACCATCACGGTTCTCAGCGTCGGGACCGGGCGAACGAAGCTCGGCATCGAAGCGGCCCCGGAAGTCACGGTGGACCGCGAGGAGGTGGCGAAGCGGAAGGAAGAGGAACGGAGGGATGCGGCATGAACGCGACCAAGACCAAGAAGCTGACCGTCACCATCACCCGTGGCGACCTCGAGCGCATCCTGAGGCAAGCCGCCGATGCGTTCACGACCGCGGCATCGCAGGCCGCAAGAGATGCGGCTGCGCGGGCTGACGAAAAGCACGGCGAACTCGTCCGGGCGCTCTTCTGCGGGGTTGCCGAAAACATCACGGCACTCAAGACCGACTGCCTTGATGCCCATTTCGGACCCGAACCGCCGTATCCGATGACGCCGGCGGTGACGGTGAGTGCGGCTGCGGTGGTTGTGGATACGGACCAGGCGGACGCCGAAGCAGAGCGGCAACGGTTGATGGACCAGGCGGAATGTAAGTGGTGAACCAATGCTCAGCGTCAACGACTATCGAACTGCGGACCTCGGACCGACAGCGACTTATGGCCGCCGCCGACTCTGTTGGATTCCCGCGAGCCGCGAGCATCCGGAATGGGACCGCCGCGACGGAAACCTGACGCTCGTAATGCAGCACGCGCGAACCGGCTGGGGGCGGAAAATCGAAACAGACACTTACGCGGTCGAAGAGCAACCACCCATTATCGGCGTCATGGGTCGCGTGTTCCTGCTTCTCAACCTGAGCGACGACGAGCAGGACCAGCCGTATCAGTGCGTGATTGGTCCGAACGAACAGTGCACCTGTACGGCGGCGAAGTGCAAGGTTCCCGCAAGTGAGAATTCGCATGGGTGCAAGCACATTGATGCACTTAATTATCTGGTCGAGAACGGGCATCTGGGCGGCGAAAGCGAGACGGAATCCGGGTCTTGGTATGACCCCGATTACGGCGAAATGACGCAGCGCGAAATGGCGATGCTGTGAGGAAGTTCCTCAGGGACGAATCCACCATGAACGAGGCGGAACCGATGAGTACGGAACTGGCAACGGTCCAACGGAACGGGACGGGAGCGATGCTCGTAGCAGACGTTCTCGCGCAGGAAGGCGAGCAAAGAAACCTGCTTGGCGAGTTCGTCGCGAAACACATGACCGAGAACAGTGACTACGGGGTTATCCCCGGCACAAAGAACAAGACGCTGCTCAAGCCGGGCGCGGAAAAGCTCACCACCATTTTCCGGTGCGTGCCCCGGTTCGTGATTGAAGAGAAAATCGAGAACTGGGAATCGGGGCTCTTCTACTATCGCTTCTCCTGCCACATCGTAACGCTCGCCGATGGCAACGTGGTTGCCGAGGGCGTCGGCTCGTGCAGCACCTACGAAAGCCGCTATCGCTGGCGAACGGCCAACCGCGTTTGCCCCGCTTGCGGTGCGGACGCGATCCTTCGGAGTAAGCATCCGCCGCGCGACAACCCGCACGCCGCACCGGGCTGGTTTTGCTGGAACAAAAAGGGCGGGTGCGGAGCCAACTTCGCGGCAGACGATATCGCCGTCACGGGGCAGGCATCGGGCCGCGTGCAGAACCCGGACCTGTGCGACTGCGCGAACACTGTGCTCAAGATGGCGAAGAAGCGGGCTCATGTTGATGCCGCGATTGCCCTGGCCCGCTGCTCGGACATCTTCACTCAGGACGTAGAAGACTTCTCGGAAGCCCCCCGTGAAGAACCACAACAGAACAACCGCAACGGTCAAACCGACCTGCGGAACATCCCCGGCGTCAAGTCCGGCGCGGACCTGAAACCCCCGCGCAACTTCGAAGCCGAGTTCGCCGCGTGCGGCACGCTTCCCGACCTTCAACGCCTCTGGGTCAGTCTAACCCTGGACCAAAAGCGACAAGCGGCCGCCGCCAAGGACCTTCGCAAGGACCAGTTAGCGGTGTCTGCATCGGAGGGTGACGATCGATCGGATCCTTCGAAGTCTGCGATCGGTGCGGGGCGGACCTCCACGATGGCTGCAACTGCCACGAAGACGCCATCGGATTGCCGCAGCACTGATTCGGAGGGTGAGCAGCGCTCGGACCCTACGACGACGGGGGCGGCTACGGCCCGGACGAGTAAGCCGCGCCTGCCCAAGCCATCGAACACCTACCCGACCGTGGACGAGCTTGTGAAGCTCGTGGAAACGGTCGCCAAAATCAACGGCGAAGACGAGGCGGTTCTCTTCGGCCTGGCGTGCAACGTGGTCGATGCGCCGGACCTGATGGAACTGACCGACCACGAGCGGGTGCGGGTCGATGACTGGCTCCGCAACCGGGCTCACCAGCACAACACCGTAACTTCGGGGGCACCATGACCGCGACACTGGAACGACGGACGCTGTTCGGCATCGGCACCGAATTCCTGGCGCTGAACGAACGCCTCGACGAACTCACCGGCGAGATTGCCGACCCCGCGCTCGACGCGGAGTTCGCGGCGTCGTTCGCCGACGTGGAAACCGCCGAGGGCGTGAAGCTCGACCGCTACGTGAACTGGATTCGGTCGCTGGAAATGGAAGCGTCCACCGCCCGCTCGGAAGCGGAAGAGTACATCGCCCGCGCCCAGGCTCGCGAGAACCGCGTCAAGTGGCTCAAACAGCGGATGAAAGCCTACCTGGAATACACGAACCGGCAGAAGGTGCAGACCGCCACGGGGCGCACGCTGGCGATTCAAGCCAACGGCGGTTCGGTGCCCGTGAAGCTCGCCGACGGCATCGACCCGGCGACCGTTCCCGATGACCTCGTGATTGTGAAACGAACCGTGGACACCGATGCCGTTCGCAAGGCGCTCCAGGCGGGTCGGGAATTGCCGTTCGCCACGCTCGGCGAGCGCGGCAGCCATTTGAGGATTCGCTGATGAACCCTCCCACCCCGGCACAGCTTCGCATGCTCAAGGCGATCCGCGCCCACTGGGCACGCTACGGCGTTGGCCCGACGATCCGCGACCTGATGGCGGCGACAGGCATCGGCTCGCCGAATGGCGTGGTCTCGCACCTGAACAACATGCTTGCGAAGGGGATCATCGAGTGGGACCGCAAGGGAGCCGCGCGGCAACTGTGGCCGGCGGGACTGCGGGAGAAGATTCGGCAACTTGCGAAGGCGAGTTGAACAAGATGCTCAGGGCCGATGAATGGCTCAGGAAACGGGCTCAGCCGAGCAAAGAGTACCAAGAGGTGCCGTTCTGATGAACAAGGTTCCCATTAGCGACGCGAAGGACATTGCCATGCGGCATAGGTCCATTGGTGCCTTGGTCCTGACGGTCGGCGACAACCAGTTTGCTGTGACGACCTACGGCCACACGCGGGCATCTTGCGATGCCATGCGGAAGGTAAACGAACAAATCGCCGAATGCATCCGTTCCGGGATCATCAGCATCCCGGACGAATTGCGAACGTGATTGCCCACCCCGGACCAGCTACGACGCTGGCCGGGATAAGGATAGCCCAGGGAGTAGGCCAATGCCCACGCAGAGCGTAAACTATGCTGACCATGGCGCGCAAGAAGAAGCCCAAACCCGTTTCTCCGAAGTGGGCGAAGTCGTTCACCGCGCTTCAGGAACGCCTGGCCGCCAGCAACGACGAGATGGCGGAGAAGTTCGGCGTCGGCGTCCGCACCTATCTCTCTTGGAAATACGGCGAACGCAATCCGTCGCCGACCGGCGCAAAGCTCCTCGAAATCCTTTCCAAGTAAGCAAACTACACAAAGTGTATTTTTCGGGTTGACCGTTCCAAAGGTCGCCCGTAACATTCCGTCTATACACAAAGTGTAGTCAATGTAAGGAAGCATCATGCCGAAACTGCAAGACCATCCGCTGGCCGCAATCTTCCCGCTAATGCCGGACGATGAGCTCGCCGAACTTGCGGACGACATCGAAGCGAATGGGCTTCGCGATCCAATCTGGCTCCTGGATGGGAAGATTCTCGACGGACGTAACCGCTATCGGGCGTGCGAACTCAAGGACATCGACGCGAGGGTAGAGCACTACAAGGGTAAGGACGCGCTGGGGTTCGTCATATCGCGAAACCTGCATCGTCGCCATCTCACGGCCAGCCAACGCGCCATGGCAGCAGCCAGAACGAAGGAGATTTACGAAGAGCAAGCTAAGGAGCGACAGAAGGAATCAGGTAAGATTCACGGGCGAGGCAAGGAAAAGGTTGTGGAAAATTTTCCACAACCTATTTCCGGGAAGGCACGCGATCAAGCTGGTGAAGCGCTGAACGTCAGCGGTAAGTCGGTCGATGCCGCCACGAAGGTCATCGAAGAAGGCATTCCCGAATTGGCCGAGGCGGTGGACAAAGGCAAACTCCCAGTCTCGACAGCCGCAAAGGCGGCGGACCTTCCGAAGAATAAGCAGCGCGAAATTGCCAAGTCGGACAACCCCAAGAAGGCAGCAAACGAAGCTCTCAAGGAAGAGAAACAAGAAGAAGCCGCGTCGCAACCAAAGGAGCCTATCGAGTTCGTGGCCGAGGAAGTTCAGCGGTTCATTCGCCTCACTGATGCACTCAAACGGGAAGTGGAGAAGACATCCGAAGCCGAACCGCTCTTCAAAAAGTTCGTGCACGTCGAAAGCATCACCGCCCAGTACACGGCCGCCCGCAAGGCGCTGTTCCAATCGAAGCCCACCGAGCCATGCAACTGCACGCGCGGCAACCAGACGGCCGCTGCTGAGTGCAAAGCGTGTTTCGGCACCGGCAAGTGTCCTCCGAATCGCGTGCTGAAAGGTGGGCGGTGATGCGCACTCTACGCCCCTATCAAAAGCAGGCCATCGAATCCGTGCGCCGCGTTCTCGAAAGGAACGCATCGGCGATCGTGGTGCTACCGACCGGGACCGGCAAGACTTCCGTTGCTTCCACGCTCATGAACGAGTGGCCGGGCGGCAATTGCCTTTTCCTGGCGCACACTCGCGAACTGGTGGACCAGGCCGCCGGCCGACTCGAAGGGGAACTCGGCTACCCGCCCGTTATCGAAATGGGCATCCGCGGCGGCGATGAGGGTCTTTTCTATCAGGGCGGCATGGTGGTCATTGGTTCCGTGCAATCCATGCTCACGGATCGGCGGCTCGCCAAATACGAACGGAATCCGTTCGACCTCATCGTTATCGACGAGTGCGTCACCGGCGACACCCTCATCAACACGGATGTTGGTGAAATCCGTATTGATTCACTTCCGACATCACATGCTAGTTGTGTGATGACATATAATGGTGAGGCGGTGTGTTACCGCCCCATTACCGCGTTCATGCCGAAGGGTGTGCGACCGGTACTGCGGATCGAAACCGCGTCCGGGAGGATCATCCGATGCACGGGGAATCACCCGCTGTACACGGCGAGGGGGTGGGTAAACGCATCGGCCGTCCGCGAGTCCGACAGCCTGTTGTGTGCCGGTGCTGGTGCGGCGAGCCGGCCGGAGTTAACAAGTGGGGCCGACCCCGCAGTTGCGACGCCCGCCGCGCCATCTGGCGAGAGGTCGCTCCCCACGTCCCCGACTGCATGCACTACAAGTTTCGATCCTGTCGTCTCCGTGCGAAGCGACGGGGATGAGTCGGTCTACGACATCACCGTCGATGACACCCACTGCTTCTTTGCTAACGGCATTCTCGCTCACAACTGCCATCGCGCCACCTCGCGCAGCTATCGTAAGATCGTCGAGTACTTCGTCGGCAAGAATGCCACTTGCAAAACGGTTGGACTGACCGCAACCCCGAACCGCGCTGACGGTACGGCCCTTGGCCTTGTCTTTGAGCAAGTCGCCTATGCGATGGACATCCCCGATGCCATCGATAACGGGTGGCTCGTTCAGATTCGGGAGCGGGCCATTGTGGTTTCCGATGTTGAAATCACTGGGCCGAACAAGACGAACGAACTTGGTGAGAAAGACTTCACCGATTCGGCCGTTGAGTCTGTGATGATCGACGAGCGAGCACTCCGCGCTACTGCACAGCCACTTGTCGAGCAAGCCGCCGGCCGTCCAACGCTTGTCTTTTGCGCTTCAGTCCGCCACGCCCATGAACTCGCGGCCATGATCGACAGCTACGCCCCCGGCGCCGCCGCTGCCGTCGATGGCGAGACGCCCATTGAGCAGCGGCTTACGCTCATCAAACAATTCAAGAGCGGCGAAATCCAATTCCTTTGCAACGCTCAGCTTTTTATTGAAGGATTCGATTCGCCGAACTGCGCTTGCGTCGCCATCGCGCGGCCAACAAAGTCAGTGGGACGGTACACCCAAATGATCGGCCGCGGGCTCCGGCCCCTGCCGGGCATCGTCGATAACCCCGGTGATTCCACCGACCGCAAACTGTGGATTGCGACCTCGGATAAGCCCGACGCCCTCATTCTCGATTTTGTCAATGCGGGGGCGGTCGGACTCGTCACTATCGACGACATTCTTGGCGGCAACTACGACGTTGAGACTCGCCAACTTGCGGCAACGGATCGCGAGGCTAACGACACAAGCGTGAAGAGCAGCCTAGAGCGTGCCAAGTTCCTTCTCGCCCTTGAGCGCGAAATGGACGCTCGCTCCAAGAATCAAAGCGCTGTGGACTATGAAGTATTCGACCGGGACGGGCGAGCGGTCGCCACCGCGCCGGGGGCATCAACGAAAACTCGCGGCACCATTACGGACGGGCAACTCGGCTTTCTGATTTCTCTCGGCTGCGAACCCGATCACGCCACCTGCATGAGCCAGCGTCAGGCAGCGGCAGTTATCAATTCGATGCGCGAATCCCACTGCACGACAAAACAGCGCCAAGTTCTGGGACGCGCGGGCATTGATGCTACCGGCATCGGTTTCGAACGGGCTAGCCGCATTATCGACGCACTCAAGGCCAACAACTGGCGACGCCCGGAGGTACTTCCTGAATGATCGAACGCCTAATCGAAACGCTTGCCAAGCGCGGCCTCACAATCACCAAAGGGAATGCTCCGGATGAACTGCTTCTCAAAGGGCCCGACTCCGAAAGGACCGAACAAGTAATGGCTGCATTGAAGGAGTTCAAACCGCTGTTGATCGAATGGTTTAGCCGGGAGCAAAACGTCGTCCGTGAGTATGACATGCAACCGGCAAAGATCGAAGGCGATCCGCAGCCCGACGACGATGGCGAAATATGCCGCCAGTGCAATGCGACTTGGTACTGTTCGCCCGCTGAGATTCGCGAACGAGTGCAAAGTCCGCACTGGTGCGCGACGCCGAGCTGCCCTTATAGGAGCAAGTGATGGACCGACCAGGGCCGCAGCCACACAACGCGGGGATCACTCCAGGGTTTGGCGATCGTGAAGAACTGGACCTTCGGGAAGAGGTTGAAAACCTCAAGGAAATATGCCGCCAACAAGCGATGCGAATGGACTCCATCGAAATCGAGAATCGGCGGTTGCGGCAACTGCTGGGGTCGCGGTCCAAGTGAAGTCGCCTGCGGACGAATGGGAAGAACTCATGCGGAAGGCCCGCGACTTGGCGGTTCGCGGCGTCCGCCTCGGGGTCCGGGTTGGCGAGAACAACGGGTTCGGAGAATCGACGTTGTTCCATGAGCAATACGTCAAGGCGGAAAAACTGTGTGAGGAACTAACGGCGTTCCTCAAATCCCGAGTCGAGAACGCGAAAGGACAAACCGGAAGAACATAGCCCAACTTGTTCGGGCAATCCGTGTGCATTCGAGCGGCCCTGCGGGGATCGAATGGAAAGCCTTGCCAGGGCGTTCAGGAAAAACTGGCAGCGGTGGCCCGGTCGCGGGCCGCCTCACCGTCAGTTCCCGTTCGCGTCCGACGCCTTAGAACGGGGCCAATGCTGAACGGCGGGCAGGGTGAAAGCCCCGGATGCCCGAACAAAACACCGGGGACGGTCGCTATACCGCTGGCTCCAAACGCGGGAATGTGGACCTTCACCGACCTCGTAAAAGGGGTCGGTGCGTACCCGCATTCACCACCACAGGAATATGGTCGGTTACATGACTGATTCCATCGAACTGACACTGCCTTACCCGCCCAGCGTGAACCACTATTGGCGATCCCGCATCGCCAGGACGCGAGGGGGGAAGAGCTACATCCAGACGTATTTATCTGCGGAAGCAAAGGCGTACAAGGTGGCTGTGGTGGCCGTGGTGTGGGAAACGGTTGGCGTGATTCGATTGCAAGGCGAGTTGAGTTTCGAAGCTGTGTTGCATCCGCCGGATAAACGAGTGAGGGATTTGGACAATATCAACAAGAGCCTTTGGGATGCACTAAAAGAGGCGAAACTATTTCTCGACGATTCACAGATTAAAGAGATGCATACGAAGTTCGGCCCACCCATCCCCGGCGGTCGGGCGGTGGTGAGGGTGGGGGTGAGGGGTGAAGGAGGATTAGCGACGTGATCGACGTGGTTTCATTCGGCGGCGGGGTGCAGTCTACCGCCATCATGACGCTAGCCGGCGAGGGGCTGATCCCCATGCCGCATCGGTGGGTATTCAGCGACCCCGGCTTCGAGAGCCAGGCGACCTACACCCACTTGGAACGGTGCACGGAATACATCGCGAAGAAAGGTGGCCGGTTGGACTTGGTGACGGCGGGAAACATCCGCGATGACGCCGTTGCTTTCGCGCAACGGCGTCAGAACAGCGACGTGAAACGGTATGCCAGCATTCCCATGTTCATCGACAAGCGGGACGGAACCGACGGCATCCTGCCGCGGCAATGCACGAGCGAATACAAGATCGAGCCGATTGAGCGATACCACCGCCGCGAAGTGCTGGGATTGCAACCCCGCCAGCGGGCACCGAAGGTTCCTTCGGTCAACGTGTGGATCGGCATCAGTTCGGACGAGTCGCACCGGGCAACGGCTCCCGGCTCGTGGCGTAACGAGACCGCGACGCTCGGCACTGATCTACTCGGCGACCCGCTGATGCAAACGCGCCGCGTATGGGTGCCATGCCCGTGGCAGGTGAAGTCGTTCCCGCTGCTCGGCGAGATCATCCATCCCGACCGCCGCCATGAACCGGATCGGCGATTCGACGCTTGCGAGGGCTGGGACCGCGAAGACGCGAAGAACTGGCTGGAAAGGTCGTGGCCGTGGCCCGTGCCGCGCTCGGCGTGCATCTGCTGCCCGTACCGCACCAATGCCGAGTGGCGGGACATGCGGGACCACTCGCCGGCGGAGTTTGCCCAGGCCGTGGCGTTCGACCGCGACATCCGGGAAGCCTACGCCGCGGGCCGCTTGGCCCGCGGCGAGTTGGCGGGCGTGCCGTACCTGCACCGAACGAAGAAGCCGCTCGACATGGTGGACCTGAGCGTGCCGCTGAATGATCGCAAGGGTTGCGGCGGGTTGTTCAGCCAGGAACCGGATGGAATCTGTGGAGTGTAAAAGCACGGAGGCCGCACGCGATGCAGAACCAAACTCTCGAAGCCCGTGTTGCCCGTCTGGAGAAGATTGTTGACCTTCAAGCGGCGGCGAACATGGACCAGACCCTCGAAGCCCGTATCGCGCGGCAGTTCGAAGAACGCATCGCCCGAGCCGAGGCCGACAGCGAACGGTTCAAGGAATTCATGATGGTTCAGAAGGCGGCGAACGAAGAGCTATTGAGTCTCATGGATGCCGTGGAAGTGGAACTGAAGAAAGCGCATGCGGAGATGAAGCGGAGCAACGAATCGCTCGCGGCCAAGGATGCGCTACTGCTGGCCCAGGCGGAGCGGATCGCGGGGCAGAGTGAGGCGTTGGCGGGCAGGGCGGAGAAGCCGAGGAAACAGAGGAAAAAGGGGAACTGACATGGTGGCCGAAAAGAAGAAAACCAGGAAGCCGAAGGCCAAGCCGAAGGCTCGCGTTGGCCCGCCCAAGCACGTCCTGCCGGCTCGCGTGGCGAAGCTCGTCCGAGTCGCCGACAAGGATCCTAAGGAGGGGCGCTTTGCTCTCGATGGCGTCCATGTTGCTATCGACAAGGACGCTGGTTTCGTTGTCACGGCGACCGATTGCAAAGCCGTCATCCGGGTATCCAATGCCGATCCGGACAAGTTCCGAACGCATCGTGAGACAAGTGTCCCGCGTGGGACGTGGAATAGCGCCTTCTGTGCGGGATCCGATGTTCCTGTGCGAATCAGCAATGATGAACGGTCGGCGACTTTGCAGGGATTCACCGCCGATGCGATTGCCGGCAAGTTCCCGCCCGTCGATGAGGTAATCAAACGGGTTCGATCCCAGGTGAAATTCAAGGGGAAATTCGATGCCGCGTTGCTCGCGAAAGTGCTGTCAACGATGGCTTCGATGGCGGGTGATGAACAAGTGGTGGAACTGTGTTTCGATGATAGTCCGGTGAATCCGATATATTTGGTCGACAAGCATGAGGAACTGATAATCGAGGCGCTGGTGATGCCTATTGCATAACGTGTAAATCGAGGGGAACTGACATGGCCGAGAATAGTGGCATCCAATGGACGACGCATTCCTGGAATCCGTGGCGCGGCTGCACCAAGATCAGCGCCGGCTGCCAGTCATGCTACGCCGAAACGATGAGCAAGCGCAACCCGCTCGTGCTCGGCATGTGGGGGCCGAAGGGCACCCGCGTGGTCGCAGCCGAGGCGCAGTGGAAGTTGCCGGTGAAGTGGAATCGAGAGGCGGGGGAAACTGTCAAACGATGGGAGATGGCCGCACGGGAAGTGCAGAGCGAATACGACTACGTCGATCCCTACGAGCGGCCCCGCGTGTTCTGTGCGAGTCTCGCCGACGTTTTCGAGGCGTGGGATGGGCCGATGGTGGATTCCTGGGGGACTGAGTTGTGCATCTGCCATGAGTGCGGAACGTTCATGCACTACTCGAGTCGTGAATGCAAACCGGGCTGTACATGCGACCGTGCTCCCCGCCGACTCACGATGCAGGACGTTCGCGCCCGGCTCTTTCGCCTCATCGACGACACGCCGAACCTTGACTGGTTGGTTCTCACGAAGCGCCCTGAGAATATCGCGAAGATGATGCCGGCAGTCGGCCTTCCCGATGCTGGCGTGCCCGGAACACTGGGGCGGCGGATCATGCTGCCTAATCTCTGGCTCGGCACCAGCGTGGAGAACCAGACCGCCGCGAACGAGCGTATCCCGCATCTGCTCCGCGTGCCGGCGGCCGTGCGGTTTCTTAGCGTGGAACCGATGTTGGGGCCGGTGGACCTTGAACCGTTCTTGGCTTACCCGCCATTCCATGAGAACTACAAGATGACGTTCGGTGCGAATGATTTTCGCGGCATCGACTGGTGTATCATCGGTGGAGAATCGGGCCCTCGCGCCCGCCCCTGCAACGTCTCCTGGATTCGCAGCGTGGTTGAGCAGTGCAAGGCGGCGGAAGTGCCGGTGTTCGTCAAACAACTCGGGGCGAACATCATCGACCGCAATGACCGCGGCTTCGAAGCCGAGAACGAACGATGGGCGGAAGGCCAGCATGAAGGCCAGCCCACCAACCCGGAAGCATGGCCGACACCGGTTGACGTTGAGCACGACCTGGATGGCACCATCGACGGTTACCAGGGTGCTCCCGTGCGGGTGCATCTCGTGGACAAGAAAGGCGGCGACATGGACGAATGGCCGAGTGATTTGCGGGTGCGTGAATTTCCCCGAGCGGAGGCGGCAGGGCGGTCATGAGCATTGCGGGCAAGACGCCATTGAAGGCCCCGTTTCCCTACCCCGGTGGGAAGAGCGCCGTCGCCGATATGGTCTGGGCTCGCCTCGGCAACGTGGCGAACTACCTGGAACCATTCGCCGGTTCTCTCGCGACTCTGTTGCGCCGTCCGGCCGACCACTTCGCGAACGGCTATCGCGTGGAAACAGTTAACGACGCGAATTCCTACCTCGTGAATTTCTGGCGATGCTTGGAAAAGGGTTTGCATGCCGAGGTCGCGAAGCACGCGGACTGGCCGGTGATGGAAGCCGATTTGCACGCGCGGCATCGGTGGCTCGTTCGCTCCGATGAGGCCCACGGCTGGCGAACGCAGTTCGTGCACGATCCGGACTTCTGCGATCCGAAGATTGCGGGCTGGTGGTGCTGGGGGCAGTGCTGTTGGATCGGCTCCGGGTGGTGCGGTGAGAGCGTCGTCGATCATGCGGCGCGGCCGATCATCACGGGCTCGGAAGGGCAGTTGGGGCGGGGCGTGCATAGTGGAGCTCCGGAATCTTTGCAGATTCCCGAGCTGGCTAGCAATATGGGCCGCGGTGTAACCGCGGCCCATATCAAACGCTCCGCCCTTGGGAATGCTCGCGGCGTCACGAATCTCAGCCATTCCAAGGCCCTTGAGCCCACCGACTGGGAGCAGAGACCGGTTCTCGGCGACGCTGGCCGGGGCGTTGCTGGCGATCTTGTCGGCGGCCGCCCGCAGCTGGCCGATGCGTTCGATATTGGGCGGGGGGTGAACTCGAATGGGAATGCGGCACTTTCTGCGCAAGTGCCGCATATCTCCAACAGGGGGCAGGGCGTAAACGCCCTGCCCCCTGTTGATACTTGCTCTGCCCGCCGCGACTGGCTCATCGACTGGATGCAACGCCTCTCCGACCGTCTCCGCCTCGTCCGCACCTGCTACGGCCACTGGAACCGCATCTGCGATTCCGACAGTACCCTCACGCGGCTGGGAACGACCGGCGTGTTTCTCGACCCGCCCTACCCGCTCGTCCAGAAGGTCAGCGGGAAGAAGTCGCGGGCCGGGAATCTCTACGCCACGGACGCGGGCCAGGATTTGTGCAAACTGCGAGACGAGGTGCTCGACTGGTGCCGGCGGTGGGGCCATGACAAGGCGATTCGCGTGGCTCTGTGCTGCTACGAAGGGGACGGCTACGAACCGCTGGCCGATGAGGGGTGGACCGTTGAATCATGGAGCGCCAATGGCGGATATGGGAACCAAGCTGGCAATGGAAAATCAGCTAATGCCGACCGGGAGCGCATCTACTTTTCTCCGGCGTGTGTATCGGAATCGAGTCTGTTTGACGCCATCGCCGAGGCCGCGCCATGACCTACGGGGGCCTGTTCAGCGGCGCGGGCGGTTTCGGCGAGTTTTCGTCAGCGGGTCGCCGAGTAGATCAGTGCCGAGCGTCGCCGTCTCGTTCCGCCACGAGCCGGGGGCCGTCGATGAGTCACGACACGAGCCACGCGAATGCAGGCGGGCAGGTAGCGATAACGAACGGCCTCTGGGTCCGTCGATTGACGCCACGGGAATGCGAGCGCCTGCAAGGCTGGCCCGACGACTGGACCCGCTACCGCGCGGACGGCCGCGAGATCGCCGACGGGCCACGGTATCGCATGGTGGGCAACGGCGTGGCCGCTCCGGTCGCGGCGTGGATCGCGCGGCGGCTAATGGCCGCGCGGCACCAACACTGAATACGAGGAATATGCCCCTCCACCACGCCGACGCCCTGGCCGTCCTGCCCACCGTCGGCGACAACTCCCACGACCTCGTTATCTGCGACCCACCCTACAACGTCGGCATGACATACGAAGGCTCATGCAACGACTCACTACCGCCACGGGAATACCGTACCTGGTGCGCCGGCTGGTTCCACCACTGCTTCCGCATCGCCGCGAAATATCTCATCATTTTCCCAGGTCTCAAACACCTCGCAGACTGGAACCATTATCTCCCATCCGGTCAGGGCTCATGGTTCAAGCCTGGCAATCCCTCCGGGGGTGGCTGTTTCCGCTACTGCGAATCCGAGCCGTGGCTTCTCTGGACGAAGGGCGGGGCGTGGTGCTCGTATAGCGACACGATCACGGCATCGTTGCCGTCCCACGGGCAGCGGGACACCGGCGGCCATCCCTGCCCCAAGCCACCGAAGCTGTACGCGGAATTGCTCCGGCGGTTCAAACCGCTCTCAGTGCTCGACCCATTCATGGGTAGCGGCACGATGGGCGTGGAGTGCGCCAAGCTCTCCATCCCATTCACAGGGATAGAGCTGTCGCAGGTGTACTTCGCCACGGCCTCGGCTCGCATCGCTGCTGCTCTCGGCGAATCGCCGCATCAGTGGACATCATTGAATCTCGGAGACTCGCGCGAAGAGCGGCCCGTCCTGCCGACCTCGCCAGCCCTGGACTGCGAAACGGACCTGGTAGATCGATTATTCGACCCCGGCAAAAGACTCGTATCGCGTAGGACGGACGGCCGCAAGAGAGGGCATAGACGTACCGGGCCGTGATATGAGGCGTCACTTCACCAGCGGCGATAAGAGCGATCAGGGCTTCCCACGTTGAGCCCCCGCCCGCCAGGTGATGCCGGGCCTTCTGCGCAATCCTGTTAGCCTCATACACCGATGGATAGAGTCCGAAATTGACAGGGTAGATACCTTCGCGGTGTGATGCCGGCACGCGGAGTTGATACCGCCCCGGTGCTACTTCTCGAATCCACTTCGGTAAGAACTGCGAGCGTCGTTCGCGGTGTTTGGTGCGAAAATCAGTTGACGGCATCCCCGAATCCTCCGAAGATATAGGAGGATTGGGATGCCGCCGACGCCCGGCGACATGAGGAACCGAACCTAAGGTCCAGTCGGGTGAGCGCCCGGCTGGACCGCTTTCGTTTCCCGAATTACAAGTTGATGATGGTTAGTATGCGGAATGGATTGCCTGCATTCGACATTAGGGCAGGCAAAGGGCCGCTCCACAATCGGTGGTGAAAGCCCGCCGGTGGTGAGCGGGTGTAACCAGCATGTGTGTTGACGTGTGGCGAAGCGAAAGAAACAAGTCAAGTCTCCACCAAAAGTTGCATCTATAAAAAGCGACGATGCCATCCCCGGCGAATTACGTTTCGAATGGCGCGACCCCGCCGAGCTATCCGAGAATCCACGCAACTGGCGACGCCATCCCGAGCATCAACTCGCGGCTCTCTCCGATGTAATCTCCGAAGTCGGCTGGGCGGGCGCGTGCCTGTTCAACGAGCGAACGGGGCGGCTCGTGGATGGCCACGCCCGCCAGAAGATCGCGCTCAAGAACGGCTCCAAGAAAGTTCCGGTTCTGATCGGCGATTGGGATGAGGAGACCGAGGCGAAGATACTGGCGACGCTGGACCCGATCGCGGCGATGGCAACGGCCGATTCCGCCGCGCTCGAGGCGTTGCTCAAGAGTGTATCAACCGCGTCCCCGGCTATCGACCAGATGCTCAAGGAGCTATCGGAGGATGCAGCGAAGGCGGCCGGCGGTCCGGAGCCTGGAGGCGGCGGCGATGAGTTCGGCACGACTCCGGAGGCGAGCGGGCCGACGCGGAAGTGTCCCGGCCGCAGGCATCGCCCGAGCATCCGACCATGAAGCCCGTGGCGCTGGTCTCGCGAGCAATCGAGAACAGTAGCATTGCCGGGCAGTTGGTGCTCGACCCGTTCCTCGGCTCCGGCACCTCGCTCATCGCCGCTCATCGCCTCGGCCGCACCGCCTACGGTTGTGAGATTTCCGAACGGTACTGTGATGTCATTTTGAAGAGAGCGGAGGCCGAGGGGCTTACCTGCGAGAGATCCGAGTAATGGCCGGCCGTAAGCCCATCCTGGACCCGGAACTCGTCGCGGCCAAGCTGGTCGAGCTGTCCGGGAACATCTCCGGGACGGCGCGGGCGTTCCACGTCTCGCGGACGGCCGTGCAACAGTTAATCAAGAAGCGGGCGTCGCTGCAGGAAGTTCTCTCCGATTCGCGTGAGGGGATGCTCGATAATGTGGAGTCGGCGCTGTACAAGGCGGCGCTGGCGGGCGAGGCGTGGGCGGTGTGTTTCTTTTTGAAGACGCAGGGCAAGAGTCGCGGCTATATTGAACGTCAGGAAGTCACTGGCAAGGATGGAGAATCGCTGGCCAACAAGAATGATCACAACATCTTCGTTACCTCCGACGACCTCGACGAGGCCCGTAGATTCCTGGAACGTGGCGGCCTTGGCAACCTACATCCGAACGGTGGCCAAGAACCCGTGGATACCGCATCCGCCGCATCCACGCCAGCGGCAATTCCTCCTGCTGACCTACAATCGTGAAGTGCTGTTCGGCGGCGCGGCCCGCGGCGGCAAGAGTGATGCCCTGCTCATGGCTGCCGCGCAATTCCTGCACGTTCCCGGTTACGCGGCGCTCTTGCTTCGCCGCAACTACCCGGACCTGATGCAGCCCGATGGGCTCATACCTCGATCCCTCGAATGGTGGGCGAATAAGAGCGACGCCCATTGGTCCAGTCAGAATCGTCAATGGACGTTCCGGTGTCCGAATGGCGGCTCGTCGATCATTCAGTTCGGCTATTGTTCGGCCGACAACGACATTTACAGATACCAGGGATCGCAGTATCAATTCTGTGGGTGGGACGAACTGACGCAGTTTACGGAGCAACAATATTTATATCTGTTTTCTCGGCAGTCGCGGCCGGCGACGGGCCTTCTCTCGCAAGTGCCGCTGCGAACGCGGGCCGGGAGCAACCCTGGCGGCGTGGGGCATATCTGGTGCAAGGAACGCTTCATCGACCACGAGACCGCGAAGGGCGTATACGTTCCATCGCGTGTGATCGACAACCCTACAGTGGATGGAGAGGTTTATGTGGAATCACTGGGATTTCTCGACGCCGTGACGAAGGCGCAGTTGCTCGAAGGCGATTGGGAGATTGTGGCCGATTCGTTCTTCCGCGGCCTGGAGCGCATCCAGATTGTCGCGGCGAGGCCTCTCAACGAAGCGTTCGTGCGCCGTGTGCGATTCTGGGATTTAGCCGCGACTGAGAAACAAGCCGGCACCGATCCCGATTGGACGGTAGGTATCGAGATGGGCCGGCACAAGGACGGCTCGCTGTGGTTGCTCGACATGAAGCGAGAACGGCTCGGACCTAAGGGCGTTCGCGGCCTCATCAAACAGACCGCCGCGATGGATACGACCTCTGTTCCGATCCGGATTGAGCGTGAGGGTGGTGCGTCGGGTAAGTTGGCCGCCGAATCGATCATCACGGAAGACTTGCTTGGCTGGCCGGCATTCGCCGTAGCGCCCGTGGGCAGCAAAGCGGAGCGAGCCGAGCCGTGGGGCGCACAAATCGAAGCGGGGAACGTGCGGATGGTCGCGGCCAACTGGAACCGCCCTCTGTTGGACGAGCATCGGAGCTTCCCGCTGGGCACGCACGACGATATCGTGGATGCGTGTAGCGGGGCGGTCGTGGAGTTGTCGCGGGCGATGCCGAATATCCGATGACCACTCACGGCCAACAGCAGGCAACCACCCGCCGACAATCATTGAATGCCGCGCCGAGGTGATACAGCCCGTCTGTACGATGCCGTAATTGATGCCGGTAAGGCCGTGGCATCGCTTAGCATCACGTCGCTGGACGAACTAGACGCCAAGGCCGCAAGTCCCGCCCTGAAAAAGATGAACGTCAGTTCCGGGCAAGCCGGGATGGCGCACCTCGTCGGCCCCTGGGGCTATGGCGGCTACGGCGTCCAACCGCTCAGCAAGTCAGAGCAAATCCTTCACTTCCGCGAATGGAACTACAGGTGTATCGATTACATCTGCGCCCGCATCGCGAAGACCCCGCCGACGCCGGTACTCACAATCCAGGCGAGCGAAGAAAAAGCATGGCGGATGCAAGAGAAGGCGTTTTTGCGTGGCCGGGGGACGATGCCGGAAGCTCGCGCCATCGCCCCGCAGTGGTGGAAAACAAAATCGATTGGCCCCGCGAAAGCCCACGAAGAATACGAATTCCTGGATAACGACGATCCGTTGACGAGGTTATTAGCGCATCCCAACGACCCCGAAACCGGTGTGTCGCTGTGGTACGAGGCGGAGCTGTTCAACTGTCTCACCGGCGAAGATTTCATTTGGATGGTGACGGACGATGCCGGCCGGGTATCCGAGCTCTGGGTGATTCCGTCGAACTGGGTACGGCCTATCTGTCTCGGCAAGGATCGGCTGGTTGATTACTTCGAAGTCTCGCCGCGCGGCAGTACCTCGGGCGTCGTGCGATTCGCTCCCGAAGAGATCATCTGGAACAAGATGCCGAGCCCGCTGTCCAAGATTTACGCGACCAGTCCCCTGCAAGCAATCGCTAACTCCGTCGACACCTACGAGAAGACCATCGCGGCTCGCAACTTCGGCCTCGACAACGGCGTGAATGTGATGGGCGTGGTGCAGACGGCACCGGCGGCTACCGGTCTACTCGATGAATCGATCATCAATCGTTTGGAATCGCGCTTCCTCAAGAAGTACGCTGGTGTGGGAAATTTCGGTCGGCCGTTGATCCTGGAGGGCGGTTTGCAGTGGGTGCCGCCGCCGGGTGAAACGGAACTCGCGTTTATGAGTTCGGCGGACCAGGGCCGCCGCTGGCTCATGGCCCAGTGGGGGCTCGACGAGGTTGTGCTGGGATTCGCTTCGGTGGCGAATCGGGCCGCGATGGTGGCCGCCATCGCGAATACGGGCCTATCGGCAATCGATCCGCGGCGGCAGCGGCGGGCAATGGTGCTCACGGAAAAGCTTGCCAAACTGTTCGATGATCGGGCGAAGATTTTTTACGAGGACGACACGCCGGTTGATCCGGACTCGCGGCGTGCGGATTTCCAGGCGGCGACGGCGGCGAACGCGGCTTCCCCGAACGATTGGCGAACGCACATATTGCAGCTGGAGGCGTGGCCGGAAGAGATTTACGACCGACCGTTGATTGCGCCGGGGCTCGGAAATCCGGGGGAGACGCCGGAACAGTGGGACGGCGAGGGGGGCGGAGGTCTAGGAGGCGAACCGGCGATGAATGCCCCATTCGATGGGATGCAGGATGACGACGAGTTCCTTCCCAGCCCGACCGAAAAAACCCTCAATCTAACGACGAAGCATGGCGCGCCGCCGCGGCCGGGGCTCGTTTTCGATGAATCTTCGCATCGCTGGGTTCGCCCCGAAGATTTGAAGAATGGACGGAAGCCGGCAGCGAAGCCCGATAAATCGACCGAGGACGGCGGCGCTGAAGACGATGCCAATGCCAGGATGAGTGCGCAGGCGAAAGAGATCGTTGGCAAGATCAAGAAGAGCAAGGTGCGTGCTGCTGATTCACCGCAGACAACGAAAATGGATAGCCGACTCGCGGGTGCCATAGGCGAAGAGATCATCATTCAGCATCTCAAGTCCATTGGCTATAAAGACGCGCAGCACACTTCGGAGTTCATGAAGACGGGCAAAAACAATCTGCCGATGGACCTCGTTCACGATCATCGGCTCATCGAGGCGAAGTGCGGTCAGGCGAATAACCCCGATGGCGTGTGGGCACTCAAGTACGATGGTCGATTTACCAAGGAACAAGAGGCATCTTTCGAGAAGATGCACCCCGACGAAGTCAAGGCGGCAAAGAAGAAAATCAATGCCGCGAAGGTGAAGGGGATTCATACCAGAAAGAGTGCTTTTGTTGTGGAAGTCAACAAAAAACTTGGAACAAAAAACGGGGTGAAAGCGATCATGATGACCGTGCTTTTAAACCCCAATACAAAGACTGCCGACATCTATCAATTTGAGGGAATTCATGATAGAATAGCCTTCAAGTCCGACATGGCGAAAAGCGGTTACGTGGGGAGTGTGAAGTATGGATGACGACGTTGAAATTCCTGGTTTTTCCGACAAAGATATCGAGCAACAACTCTCCGGATACTTCGCTCAAATCGAATCGGATTATGCGGCGCAAGTAGAGCCTACCGTGGGGCATTTCGAGAACAAGAAACCGGAAGAACCGTCCGATGCCGATTGACCCCCTTCACGGCCGCCGCATCCCATCCGGCTATCGCTTAGCCCGCGTCGTTCGCGATGTACTACTCCGGATGCTCAGACACGCTCAAGCTGCGGTGCGGGCCGGCCACGTCCCGGACTTCGCCGCGTTCGAGGAGCCGCTATTCAAGGCCATGCTGCCGATCCTGCTGCATGAGTGGCAGCTGGGTCGCGAACAAGTAGCGCGGGAGATTCGGAAGCGAGTATCCCGCAAAAGCATTTTGAGCAACCTCGGCATCCGTTTGGAGACTTCGCTGAATCTCATTCGCGAAGCCGTGCCGAGGGCGATCCAGCAGGCCATTCTTGCCGTTGTCGGCTCAATCACCGAATCGCTCAAGCAGGAAGTCCGCGACCGCATGGAATCGGGTTTGCGGGCCGGCGCTAGCAACGCATCAATAGCCGATTCACTCACCACGGTTTTTACGCCTCAACGGGCGGCAACGATAGCGGCGACGGAAGCCTCACGAGCGATGCACGCGGGCGAAGCGGAGTATGCGAACGAGGCCGGGGCCACGGGTCTGGAATGGCTGGCGAGTTCGGATGCGTGCGACCGATGCTTGGAGTTATCGGATAAGCGGGTGAAATTCGGCGAGCCGTTCGTGGTGCTGACCGCAGGCGCGCCGGAATACCGACAGGTGATGTATCCGCCGCTGCATCCGAATTGCATGTGTTCGACAAAGACTTGGTGGAAGTGAGGGCAGGCAAGCGAGTGATTCACAATATCACTCATGGCCGCCCTGTGTCTCAAACTCGCCTCGGAAGCATCCTACGATAACGCTCGTTCATGTCTACGCATCGTCGCCTCATCTCCCGAGCCAGACGCTGACGGCGAAGTTGTTACCCCTTCGACATTGCGGCTCGACAATTACCGCCGGAATCCGGTGGTTCTCTGGGCGCACGATCAAAAGACATTTCCCATCGCGAAATGCGAAGACCCGGCGGGCAACTTCACTTGCTATGTCGATGACATGGGACGACTGATCCAGGATTGGTATTTCGCTGACACCACGGAAGCCCGCTACGTCGAAAGCCTCTATCGGCAGGGCGTGTTGCGCGGCGCTTCTGTGGGCTTCGTCCCGGACGGCTACAAGATTCTGTCGGCGGAAAAAGCGGCCCAGATATTCGGTGTGCGAAAACAATTGCGGATCGTCACCGGTGGCGAGTTGCGCGAGACGAGCGCCGTCCCAGTGCCATCGTGTCCGGGCGCTCTGGCGTTCGGCTGGATCGATCGCGCTGCGGTGCCGGAAGTGATGCGGCGCAGCCCCAGCGGGATCATCACAAAGAGCCTTCGTACCTACTTCCCGATTGTGCAGGCAAGACAGCGGCGAGAATCCAAATTGTTGGAAGTGATGAATGCGATCAAGGGTTGCGGAGATAACATCGTGAGCGCTACTGCAACGACCACGGCAACCACGGAAGTTACCCCAACTCCTGCACCTGTCACTGCCGCGCCCGCTCCGGTCGCCGAGACTGCCGAACAACTCGCCGCGAAAGCCGCGTTGCTCAAAAAGGAGATGGATTCCACGAGCGACGCCAACGGCGGCGAAGGGGTTTCGGCCGGCGAGAAGGCCAAGGAGGTTTTCAAAGACCTCGCTCATTCTTACGTGGATCGCATGTTCGAGAGCGGCGAAGACGAAGAGCACAAGGCGTGCATGACCGGCATCAAGATGGCGCACGCCGATCATCTCAAATACAAGGCGCTCGAGGAGAGCGACGAAGACGAAGGCGAGGGTGAGGGCGACGGTGAAGGCGAGGGCGAGGAAGGTAACGCCGATGCCGAAGGTGAAAAGTCGCTGGCGGAATTGGTAACGAAGGCGATGAACGATGTGATCGCCCCGCTGGTGCAAAAGGTGGAGGACTTGGCGAAGGCCGTCGAGGATCGCCCCACGGCGGAAGAAGTGATGAGCGCCATGAGCAAACTTCAGGCGGCCTGATGCACGACAAACCGGACACAATGGCGCTGGCTCACAAGGCGCTCGACACCGCGATTGCTCAGGCTCGGGAGTTCGGACAGACCGGGCACGTATTTATTCGCGTGGACATTCGGGAAGGGACGCCGAATGGTATCCCGAAGATTGGCGGGGAGCTGTCGGCGAGGGTGCGATGAGTAGGAAACATCAATCGCAACCTCAACAGTCAACGGCTGTGCCGCCAGCGCCACCAGCGCCACCAACCGTTGAGCCAACGTGCGGCGATTGCAAGCATTGGAAGCGGCAGAATGCCGACCTTGGCGAGTGTCGAGAATCGCCGCCGTGCATCTTTGTGGAAACCGGCCCTATCGTCGTCTACGGGCGCGTTCGGGCCAGCAACCCGGCATGTAGTCGGATTGCCTTGAAGTAAGTTTCGAAGCATCACACGTCAGGCACCTGACGCCCCATCGCACGATGGCAAGCGCGGCCCCTGGTTTTACCGGGAGCCCGCGCAATGGCCAAGCTCGATGAACTCGTCAGCAAGACGCTCGCCACGAAGAAGCCGGTGCCTCACGGGCGCACCCGCGGCACGGGCAAACTCGCGCCGCTCATCGCAAAGGCCGCGACCATCACGGCTCGCACCGGCCAACTCAGCGATTCCGCCGCTGGTGTGAGCATTCAGAAGGCGATGGCCTATTGCTCCGGCAACGCGAACCGAGATGACCCGGAAGTGCGGGAGGCCGTCGAACTCTCTCGCAAGATCGGCGAGGTGTACGGTGCGTTCTACCCATTCCACAATTCGCCGGGGTCGCTGTTGGTTCCGGCCTCGGTTGGGTTCCTGCCAACCGTCAGTCCGCAAGGCTACGGCATCCCTGGCGCTGGCGAACTCAAGAAGGAAATCAATCAGCGCATCCTCACGGTCAAGGGCATCGACCCCGATGAACTCTCGCACATTGCGGGGCGTGGCGGCGACCTCGGGCACCTGGCGACGAAATCTCTGAACACGCTCAGCGACCTCACCGGCGGTTCCACGGTGCCGCCGCCGAGCCTCGGCGACCTCATTGACCTGCAACGCAATCTCGAAGTGTTCAGCCGCTCCGGGGCAACGAACGTCACGCTGCCGCCCAACGGCAGGATCCAGTATCCGAAGTTGACCGGCGGGGCAACGGCCTTCTGGGTCGGCGAAGGCGGCACAATCACCGCCTCGCAAGAGAAGACGGGCTCCCTGTCTCTGAGCGCCAAGAAACTGGCTCTTCGCGTGCCGCTGACAACCGAGCTCATCAAGTTCAGCGATCAAAACGTTGACAGCATGGTGCGGGTGGACATGGCCCGCCAGGGCGCGTTGCTCGCGGACCTGGCCCAACTCCAGGGCACCGGCGGCACGCAGATCAAGGGGCTCATCACCTATCCGACCGCAACGGCCTGGACCCAGAACGTCGATTCGTTACTGGCCTATACGGTGACGGGGAACAAGTTCCAGCCGACCGACGTGGCCGGGATGTGGGGTCTGTTGCCCGACGAGATTACCGACGGCCTGACGTGGGTCATGCGGAAGCAAATGTGGACGGCGATTCGCAATCGCCGCGCCGACGGGCCGATCCCCGGCGACGGTGCCGGCGCGTTCGTGTTCAACGGGTTCTCGCGCGGCATCGCCGAGGGCGGCTTGTCCCAGGCCACGGAACTCGATTCCTCGAAGGTCGTGTGGTCCAGCCAGGTTTCCGCGGCGCGCGGCAACGGCTCGCAGACGTTCATCATCCTCGGATACTTCCCGGATTGGTTGGTGGGGCGTCTCGGCGTGATGGAGTTCATGACGAACCCGTACAACCTGATGTCCACGATGACGACCGAGATTTATTGCTTCCAATTTATCGATGCCGGCCCGCGCCACGCGGCCAGCTTCGCGTTCGCGGATAACGTCAATATCGCGTAAGGCAACGGCAATCCTTCGATCACCTGCTTTTAATTCGGAGCTTCGAACATGGCGATGTACTTTCACGATCCCTCGACGAACCTCATCGCCGGCGGGTCGATTGTCGAGGGCGCACAGATAACCTCGACGGCGACCGGTACAGGCGTGGATATGCTCCAGGGCGACGGCCTCTGTTCCGTCGAAGTCTCCAACGGCGTCATCACGGACGGCACGCACACGATCTCGGTACAAGAGTCCGCCGACAACGTGACGTTCTCGACGATCACGATTCCGGACGATTCCGCCATCGTGCTGACGAGCGCCACGGTAAGCGGCTCAGTGCAATATGTGAGCTTCCAGCGAACACTCCGCTATCTGCGGGTGGTCTCGACAGTTACCGGCTCGCCGGGCACTGGCGGTTACTACTCGGCGCGAGCGATGGAACAAAAGAAGTACATCTCGCAGTAAATCACTGCGAAGAGACTCAAGCACTTTCTTCTCGGGGGGCCACGCCGTGGCACAGGACAGCAAGACGACGACGAACATCACCACGTCTTCGACGGCGTGCCCGACCACCCTTGCCGCCACGGATACCGAGGCCATTTGGTCCGCCGGGGCCGGAACCTGGACCGGCGTCACCGGCAAGACTCAAGTTTCGTTCGATGGAACCAGCTACATCGATTGCCCGTCATTCGACAGCACTGGTGCTTATGTCGCGGCCGGCACTACGATCACGCTTTCGGATAGTACGCCGAAGTTCGGGCGCATATACAACATCGAGGGCATGAAGTCTGTCCAGTTCCTCGCCACGGGGTTCGCCAGTGGCTCGTGCCCGATGACTGTGGCCTCTGGTGTGTTCGGCACTGCTCCAGTGGCCCCGGTGACGGGCGGCCAACTGAATGCAACTCCGGCATCCGTAGCCGCCTCCGGAGCAATCACCACGTCGAGCCCTTCGGCTGCGTTCGGCTATGCTGCGGGCGCTGGAGCCGCCGTAACGCAGATCACGGGACGCACCACGGGCGTCACGGCCAACGCGAACACCGGTGCGATCACGCTCATTTCCGCAGCGGGCTCGGCGACGCCGTTCACGTTCACCGTCACGAACTCTTCGGTCGCGGCGAAAGATACCGTCATTGTGAGCCAGAAGTCGGGCACCGACGCTTATAGCGCCGTGGTGTCGGCCGTTGCCGCTGGTTCGTTCAAACTCACGATTACCGATCTCACGGGCACCACGACGGAGCAACCGGTATTCAACTTCGCGGTCGTCAAGGGCCAGAGTTCTTGATCGATGCTCGCCACTCTTCCGCAGTTGAAATCCTTTCTCGGCATCACAACCACTGACGACGACACTCAGTGGTTGTCTTGTCTAGCGGCCGCCGACGCCGCCGTGAAAAAATATCTCCATTGGAACCCGGAACAGACAGTAGGCATCGTCAAGTTCCTTGATGGAACCGGCGTCGCTGAATTGGTGATGCCAGGTCTACCCGTATCACTCGCAGTATCCGAAGTTCGGGTGGACATCAACGGCGGTTACGGTCAAGTTCCCAATTCATTTGGAGACGATACCATTTTGGTTCTTGGGGTCAATTACCTCGTCGATGCCGAGAATGGCATCTTGCGAATGTATTTGATGCCACAATTAGGTTGGTGGTTGTTCCCGCAAGGCAATCAGCTTGGCCCCACGATCTATTGGGGTGGTCTCTCGCGAAGTGGCGTTGTGCCGGCCTACTGGCCGCGCATTCCCGGCAGCGTGAAAGTCACCTACACGAACGGTTATTCTTCGATCCCTGCGGACTTGCAGATGGCGACGTGTCAGTTGGCGGCGGCGATCTTCCGCAACTCGCCGCTCGGCGGCAACCTCATGGCCACGAGCGATTCCTACATCGACGTGACCGAATCGTACTCGCAAATTCAAGTTGAGGCGTATGGGTTGTTGCAGTTGCCAGCATTGGGAACGACTCGCCAATTGCTTGCGGCTTACCGTGAGCCGGTCATCGCCGGGGGTATCCGGTGAATGCTTCGCGACTGCGGAATCTGTGGTCGATCATGCCGGATAGGGCGACCTTGGGTTATCAGGTCCAGCCCAGCCTCGGGGTGTATGCAGCGGCCGTGCCGGTCAATGATTGTTGGTGGCGGCCCGCCCAAACGGATGAACTCTTGCCATCCTTCGGCGTGGCCGTGCGGTCGCTGCGAACGTGGTTCATTCCGAAGACAAAGACTACTATTGTTCCGGCTATCGGCGACCTGATTACGAATGCCGTTACCGCGATTGATCCGGTGGTATATCCCTGGGTCGTGACGGGTCTGCAAGATGTTGGCGCGCTCGGCACCTGGCGGCTCGATTCCATTTCGCTGAGTCTGCAAGCGAACCTCCGTGGTTCGCTCACGTTTTCGCGGCCGGATGATGCGGTCGATTCATCCTATCGTCCATTCCCGATCTACACGGAGTACGCAACGGCCATCCCGAGCCGCGTTCAGCCCGAGGATGGCAGCGCCGTTGAAGTGTTCGACCGCATTACCCTGCCGAGCAAGTTCACGGCTGTACTAGGCGTGCGGGTGGCCGTGCGTGCGAAGGATCGGGCCGTCGATGACAACGGGAACACGTACACGATCTTGTCATCCGAGATGCCGGAGCGGTTGGACGAGATGCAGAGGCTTGCGCTCGAGGTAATCTTGTAGTTCGCGGTTTGGGCAGGCAACGGGCAACCGAAAATCCTCTACATGGACTTCGCGGCACTCATCGCGCGATTGCAGGCGGAAGCGAAGCAGCGACTAGCGAAGGCCGCGAGCCACCTGGCGAACCAGCTGAAAGAAGTCCTGAGCGTACCGGCCCCGCGGGTGAAGAAACGCGGTCGGCAAGCACGGGCCGCAACGCCAGCTATCCCCGGTGCGCCGCCGCGAAAGCTCACCGGACGACTACGGGCTAGCATCGCGTGGGTTGTGTCCGCTGACGGCATGACGGCGACGGTCGGAACGAACGTGATTTACGGGGCTGTGCACGAGCACGGATTGCATCCCTGGCTCATGGTGACGTTTCAGCGGGAGAGGGCGGCAATCGATGCGATCCTGAACGGCGGCGGGGCATGAGTGCTTTCGTCCTCGATGACGTGGCGAAGTTGGTTGGCGATCGCTGTACGAGTTCCACGCTGTTCACCGGGGCGATTCCCGGCGGCTCGTTTTACGGTCGTGCTCCTGACGCACCTGCGGCTTATCCCTATGCGGTGTTCTGGTTCGAGCGGCGGGGTGAACCGCAGCGGCAGACGGACGGTTCGAGTTGGCAACTGTACACGCTGCGGATGGCGGCGTATTGCCCGCCGAGTTCATCGGGGCAAGACCCCGGCAGCGTACAAGCGGGCATGGACGACGCCTTGACGAAAAATCCGACGACCTGGGCCACGATGCCGGCGGGAAGCGTGGTTCATTGTCTCGCCGAACCGTTCGACGGGAAGTTCGCGAAGGAACTGCGGCAGGCTCAAGACGTGTTCGTGGTTGGTGGCCAGTGGGTAATGGCGCTGGCTCAGTATCTCCCATAGCGAGGTTGCGATGGCAGACGTAACGATCACGGCCGCGAATGTCCAAACGAGCAGCGCCCAGACGAAATCCGGAATCGCTGGCGTTGCCATCACCGCCGGCCAATCGCTTTACCAAAGCGCCGCCGACAGCAACAAGCTTCACCTCGCGAAAGCGGATACGAGCATCGACGCGGCTTGCGTCGGCGTCGCGCTGAACAACGCCGCCGCCGGCCAACCCGTGTTCTACCAGGCTCAAGGGCTCATCACCATCGGCGGAACGGTAGTCATTGGTACGCCCTACGTGGTGAGCGGCGCGAACGCAGGCGGCATTGCGCCGTGGTCCGATCTCGTGACGGGCAACAAGGTGACGTTCATCGGCTACGCGACTACGGCCGGCATCCTGAACCTCGCGATCCAGAACACCGGCGTCGCCAGCCCGTAATCGGTCACGACATCGCGAGAAGTGAATCCAGTTACCGGGAGCCCGCGCAATGCCGCTTACTCCAGTTACCCCCGTCGGCGGTTCGATCAAGGTCGGCGTCGTTACCATTCCCGATCAGCAGTGGGAGGGGAACTGGACGGGGCCGCTCGCGGACGTGACGCAAACAGACGGCGCAGGCGGTTCGTCATTCCGCGGGTTCGTGCAAGTGCCGGAATGGTCGTTCACGCTGTTTTACGATACTACGGATGCGGCCGTGGCGGCCGGCCTGGTGTTCGGCGCGGTGGTGACAATCGAGTTCTTGCTTGGCGGCAGCGGGCTCGCTGATATCGTGACAGGAACGACCGTCGCGGGCGTTCGTCGCATTCTTGACGCGAAAGGGGAAAGCGCGATCGGCGTTACCATCACCGGAAAAGGCGGCACGGTGGCGCTCGGGCAAGCGGCCTAATCATGGACACTAAACAAGTCAGCAATTCCGGCGGCGTCGTTCGCCTCGGCGACCTCAGTCTCTACGTTCAACAGCTCGAGTTGCGGCTGGAGCAATCGCTGCTCGACGGGCTCCGCAAAATCGCCAAGGAAGCGTCTGGCGACTATCTCCGGGCGGTTGAGCCGATGCTCGACCGGCTCGCGCGGATGAAGACTACCGAGGCGGCGGCGCGGTCGGCGATCATCATCGAAACCGTGGCGCGGATGGAAGCGAAACAGGAACTCCAGGGCATCGACGCCGTGATTGCCGCGAGCAAGACGCCGAAGGGCGCCGCGCTTGAGTTGTGGTATCGGGCGAGGGCCGGGAATCCGAACCTTCAACTCCGGGACCTGGAAGCCGTTATCGTTGATGCCGAGATTGCCTTGGACGTGCATTTCCAGATTCAGGAAGCGCTGGGTGCGAAAGACGACACCAAAAGCGAACCCGCTGGTTCTGGCAACCGCGCTGCTTGAACACGATCTCTACGGCGTGTGGGAATCGCAGTACCAACCGAAGAATAAACCGAACGGGTTAACGCTCGCGGAATTCTTCTCGCTCACGCCGGCTCAGATGATGCGGATGTTCTTCCGCGACCGCAACCCGAATCGGAAGTTGCCAGACAACGACGCCGTGGCGCTGCTCCGCCGCGTGAATCAACACCTCGGCGAACAAGGTAGACGGCCGGTAACTCCGGAATGGTTCGTGAAGAAGGTGCGCGATGGCAAGTAATGAAACCTTCGTGGAGTTCGTCAAGTTCGAGGCCGCCGGACTTGAAGACATCATCAAGAATGTCGGCGAATTGGAAGAGTTCGTCAAGAAAGCGGCGACCCGGTACGTCGAACTGAACAACATCGTTAGCTCCCCAGCGGTTCGTGCCGCTGCCGAAGGCATCGCACGCATGAAGTCGGCCAGCGATGCGCTCGCGGCATCCGAGGCGAAGCATATCGAGAACGTGGTCCGCCGGAGCCGTCTGGAGAGCGGCAGTTATCTCCGCGATCGCTTTGCCAGCGGGCAACTGAATCGCGAAACGAATCGACTCGGTTATCAGGAACGCCAAGCGGCGTTGGCATCGGGACTGTTGGCCAAGGAAGCCATCCTGGAGGGTCGGCTACGCGCCGACATTGCATCGCTGGCCCGCGCCGAACGGCGAACGATGCTCAGCTCTGGCGCGTTCGCCGAGGGCGTGCATTACCGCGAATTAGGTAAGCACGAAGACGCTCAGATCGAACGGGCCGAACGGCGTGCCGAGTTGAGGGTAACTCACGGACGGCTCGGCGGGGCAGCGGCATTTGCGTTGGAACGGCTGCGACCGGGCTTGTTAGCGGCGGGGGCCGTGGGCGGGGCTGGCCTGGCGGCAGGGCGTGCCGGGTTGGCTGGGACCGTGCAAGGCGAACGATTGGCCTTCGAGATTCACTTGTTGAATCGCGAGATCGCTGGGGCGTTGCTGCCCGTCGTACGAGACTTGACCAACGTGATTCGATTCTTCCGAACGAAATTGGAAGGCTTGAGTGGGACGCAACAGAGCATGCTGGGGTACGGGATCGCTGGGGCTGCTGGTCTGGGAGCGATCGGTTTGGCTACCTCGGGAATTTCCAAGGCCATCGGTGGGCTATCGAAAATCATGGGCGCGGTCGGTTTGCGGGCTACGGCCGCGGCGGGGGGTTCGCTCGCAGGTAGCATGGCGGCGAATGCAGCTGGAACGGCGGCAGGGAACATCGCTGGGAATGCAGTTGCCGGAGCTGGCGTTGGTGCGGGTGGTGCAGCGGCTTCGCGGTTTGGCCGGGTTGCTCGTTTTGCTCGGTTCGCTGGTCCTCTTGCTGTTGCAGCTGCTGTCGCAAAGGATGCTCTCCACGAAGAGAAGCCAGGCGACGAAAGCTATTACCGCCTCCTTCGCCAACGTGGGAACAGCAAGGGGATTTCTGGTCTGTATTCGACCCTCTACAGCGCTACGGAAATGTTTGGGCTATATGACCTCTTCGGAACTGATCGAAAAGCCGATCTGCGCCGCCAAAAAACCAGGGACAATTACGGCGGCGAGGATGCGCACCGAAACCCCCTCATCGCTCAAGCCGGCTTCGAGAGCTTCGACGATGCTTACCGCCGGGTTGCGGAGAACGTGGCACTCCGGAGCGCGATGGAAGCGGAGCCGGGCGGCGCGCTGGAACCGAAGAACAAGATCGAAGGGAAGCCGGGTGAACAGGCCGGAGGCCAGCCAACCAAGACGGATTCCTGGCTGGAGCGGATTTTCGCGCTCCTTGAAGAGGGGTTCCGTCTCACGCCGAAGCCGTTGAAATGAACTTAGCGGCTGTTCCGGCGAAGATAGCGAACAAGAAAAAACACCCCAATCCCGATTGCGATGAACGGCAACAGGCAAATCAACATCGTCAGGAATTCAGGAATTCCCAATGGAAGAATCGCGAACACGGGCATTCCTCTTATCAGTGATCGCAGGTGGGGCAGGTGCCAATCTTCCCGATGGCGTTTTCAGGCGCTTTGCTTTTCTTGCCGCAACTTGGGCATGGAAAGCGGACCATCGGCGTATCTTCGGGGTTCATATTTTCAATGATCGGCACCGATACCCGCATCGGTCAAGAGAAAATCGCCTTATTCGGAATTGCTGGTCGCCTTCAGCTCATGGACCTCATCACGGACCGGCAGGCAATTCCCGCTCGAAAATGCCGGAATGCCGACGATCCCTTCGTCCTGGCTCCGTTCCTCCCCGTCGAACGTCCCATACCACTTCCTCTTGAAGTATGCGGAATCGTTCGAGCGGGACGCCAACACGTCCACGGCGTTCATCGAGACGCCTTTCGGATCGACCGACAACCTCAAGCGCGATTGGTTCGGCAGTGCAACGTACCTCGGCGGCGGTCCGCAACTCATGCGCACGCTGCCTTATGCCAGCGCCTACAACCAAATCGAGATGCCGGTCGGTTCCGGTACGTTCGTGCCGAACCAATTCCTCGATCGCATGGACCTCCTTGGGTTCCAGCCAGAGAAGCCAGATGCCGCTCACGTCGCGAGCGATCCCGCCACTGGGTGGCCCGAGGTTGACGGGTATGCACAATACCAACTCACCTTCAACGCTCGTCCCTATTCGCTTCTCAGCGACGCCGATGCCAAGGCTGCCGCCGATGCACAGAACGCCATCTCCGCGAACTCCTGCGTTCCTGAGATGTTCAGGTTCCTTCGGCTCACGCGACGATACCTACCCGAATCGCGGAAGATTCCGACGGCTGGGTTCGAGGTTTACGACCCTGCCGGCGACACCGTTCCTCCTGGCGCGTTCAAGCCATTCGTGATTCAGGAAGTTGGCTCAATCCCGACATTCCAGGTTGAAATCGTCGCCGAGACGATATTTTGGCCCGCCGCCAACTTCCCCGACGGCGGCGTTATCACTTGTCTTGGAACCGTGAACGTCGCGGCCATCTTCCTGAACGGCAATCTCTTTCAACCAGGCACGCTGCTCTACAAGGGGCCGGCTTCCGAACTCACGCCCTACAAGTGGATCGACGGCAACTTCTACTTCGACGTGCCCCACCTTTTCGGATATCGCTCTGACGGTTGGAACAATCACCGGCTGAATGCGCCTATCGCTGGCCAGCAATGGTGGCCGATTCGCGCGAAAGGCGTCGCTGGGAATCAGCCATTGTTTCAATCCGCCGATCACACGAAAGTTTTCTCTCCGGAGCCTAGCCACTAATGGGCTTCGACCCTCCCAAACCGTTAAAAGTCGGCACCTATCCGTCTGCCACGGACTTCAATGGCATCCTCTCGCAACTCTACGCGCTCGGCCGACCCGTCACGGATGGCATGATTGGCGTGGAGCAGTCGGGTTACGGCCAGCAAACGACCGACCTCCGCTCCACGAAAATATTCATCCGCATCACGTCCCAAGGCGACGGCACCACGGCCCCGAAATTCGCCTATGGCTGGAACCAAGTTATCGATAACGGCGATGGCACCTACAGCGATCAGCCGACGGACCAGCCGAACGCACCGTGGGGCACGCCGACCTCGGGACCGGCTTACGAAATCGCGAATCGCACCGACGTTCCTTCCGCCTCGGCGACGGCAACGCCGCCGGGTCCGATAGTCCAGGCGTGGCCGGGGCAGCAAGACGGCGCGGCGATGTACTTCAGCTATGTTGCCTCTTCCGCCGATTTCAAGGTCCGCCTCACCGCCCAGTGCATCACTCCCGCCTGCGGCTCCGACGGCGGCACCGGCGTTTGGGCCGCCGACATCTACCAGGAAGTCGGTGGGGCGGTATCCACGAACGGGCCGCTGGGCGGCATCCCGCTCGCTGGTCCCGGCAATCCCTACTGCCTCTACGCGACGCCTGCTGTGGATGGCTCACCCGGCAATCCAGAGGTTGGCGACGTTTACACGGCGATTCCAAATCCCAAGAATCCGAAAACTTGGCTGTTCACGCCGAAACTGACGAACGGGACATGCGGCGGGGCGTGGTACGCCGATATGTCGCTCTCGGCGGCGATCCAGATTCAGCAGATCGGCGGCAACGGGCGATGCGGGTGCGAGCCGAGCGAGACCGACGACCCAACGGCGGGGCTGGCGCTCTACGTACCGGCCAAATCCGGTTGGCTTCGTGTCAACATGGGAAAAACCTGTTGCGGGTGCGGGAGCCTAGTGTTCCGCCCGCTCGATCCCGACGCCGGGACCGCCGAACTCGACCTCGAAGGCTTTCACGTCGCTTGCGATACCGGGGCCTTGTTCAACAAGACGCTCCAGGTGGATTGCACTGGCGTTGATCCCGACAGTGTGCCGTTTGTCATATTCCGAGGGCGAGGCACGGATGCATGCGCGAATGAAGACCCCATCGGTTGCGACAACAATTTCCGAATCAAGGTCAGGTGTCTCGGCAGTGTGGAAAACATCTGTACGTGCATCTGGTGCACGCAGTGTTGTAGTGGGGCCAGTGCGTTCGGTTGGTGGGCGAATATCTCGGGGTTCTCCGACGACACGCTCAACGGCGACTGGGTATACGGGTACAACGCCGAGGCTTCCAGTGGGTGCCAGTATAAGGGGGTCTGTCCGAATAACGCTTCGAGTAGCGGACTCGATATTGAATCGATACTCGATGTAGTTGGTTCTGGCGCGGATTGGAATTGGCAACTGACGCACGGCGGTTCGGTCTATCAATCCGGGGTGGGCTCGTTCAACTGCTGTTCGTCGAATGTGATGGCCAAGGTGAGTGGCGACGGTCCGGACTCAATCACAGTGAATCCCATCCTTGCGAATGGCGAATGTCCGACGTGCGCCAAGACGATGCCGGAAACGGTGTATGTCAAGATTCTCGCAGTCTCGACGACGGGCGGGGCGACGGCGGGATTCACACTCGGCGACGTGTTCGCACTCCCGCGAAGCGATTTCTACACGGACGATCAGCCGGAATGGTGCGGGCCAAGTCGCACTGATTGCGGGTTCCCGCCGTATCCGGGCATCGTTTTCTCGTGTAATATCGCCGACGATGGTAGCAACCCTCACGCATCAGGATGTCTGGGGTTCAGTGTGACCGGCACGAGTGCAACCGATGTGTTCTATGCTAGCGGGATTAATGGCGAATCCGCGCCGCCGCCGCCGAATGTGACAACGACATTGCTGGACTGCAATTGCACGGGCGTTCTGTTGCACGGGACATCGACGATTACGTGCGCCCAGGTTCTCGGATGCGATTTCGGACCGGACGGTTCTTCCGTTACCTACGAATTCCAGGTTACAGATTCGCCGCCATGATGAAGTACATCCCCGAGCTTGGTTACGAACTCGAAGGGCGTGCGCTCGCCCACTGGGAAGGTACGTCCGATCTCACGGCGGCGCAGTGCGAGAAATACCGGCAGATGCTTCTCAAGCGGCCGAAGCCGGGTACGACAACGGCGAAGCCGAGCAACGGGTACATCGCGAATGTCACCGCGAAGTTCCCGTGCATTCACCGAGGGGCGGCCACCGGGAAGACCGGCTGCCGATGCCATCAGCGATCAACGACAACCGTGTATGCGTGCAAGATTCACGGCAAGTGTTCGTTGGAGCGGGCGCTGAACGATACCGCCGATGGGTGGGTGGAATTCTGTCAGGAGTGTGAGGAACGGGAAGAGACGCCTTTGCTGCAACTGGAGGCACCGCGAAAGCCGGTGATTCCCGCGCGGGTGTTGCCGCCTATCACATATCACTACCCGCATGTCGTCTATCATGTCGCCGAAATGGGCGACTGGCAGGAAGTCGTTTGCGAGCAGCTGTACGACCTCGCGGCGGCGGGGCTCGTGCACATCAACGTTACGGTTGCGGGCGGTTCAGGCGATTGGGTAGTCACCGAGGCCGCGCAGCGGGGCATATCCGCTACGATCGTTGCCCGGAGTCCGTCGCTCAAGGTGTATGAATCGCTTGCCCTGGACGAGGTTTACCGATTCGCCAACAGCACGGAGGGTATCGAGGGTCGGCCGATCCTGTACCTGCACACGAAGGGCGTCTCGGCACCGGGGAACCTCGGCAAGCGGTTGTGGCGGCGGCTGATGATGCGGCATCTGGTCGCGAAGTGGCGCGAACACTGGCCGGCACTCACCGATCACGATGCCGTTGGTTGCAACTGGATGCCGCACCATCGCTCCGGCAACGAAACCGCACCGCACTTCGCGGGCAATTTCTGGCTGGCCCGCGCCGATTACATCCGCTCGCTGCCGCCGTGGGAGGCGTGGTGGCGAAAACGCGGACACGAGCGGTTCTCGTGCGAATCGTGGATAGGGGCAAACCCGGCGGCTAAAGTGAGGTCGCTGCTCGTGGAGGACGTTGGTTGGGGCAACGATGCGCCAGAGAACTTCACGCCATTTCTGGAGACACCGTGATTCGATTCCTGAAATATCTGTGGAACGGCCCATGTCTGCATAGGCGGGCATATGCCTTCACGCTGCGGGGGGAGTCGGGGAATCCTTCGCAAACTGAGAAAGGAACCGATGTGTATGTCCGGTGTCCGGATTGCGAACTCGAATTGATGCTACCAGTCAAGATTGACGAACCGCATTATATTCCGTGGTCGGGCGACCCTTACGATCCGCAATGAATCTTTATCCCACAATCACTTGGGTATCGGTCGCCACGCCGGGCTATGAGGGCGACCTGGCTCGGCTCACGGCGTCCACCCGCCACCTCGGGGCCGATCATCGGTTCATCTTCCACCGCACCGCCCGCAACGAACTGTGGTACCTGACACGGAAGTTCGAATTCCTCCGCCGAGGATTCGATAATTGCCGGACGACGCACCTATTCTGGATCGATGCCGACTGCGAGATCGTCGCACCGTTTACGGCGCGGGACATCGCCGGGACGAAGCCGCTGACGGCGGTACGTCACTTCGGCAGCACGGGGCCGAAGAACTACCTGCCGCCGAAGTACCATGCGCGGCTCGGCAACACCGGTGCCATCTCGTGGCAATCGTGTCTGTTCGGCGGCACTGTAGATGCAATGGCCGCCCAGCTCGAACGGCTCCAGTGGATGGATGCCGAGGGCGAAACCTACGACGAGCATGGGCTAGTTATCGACTGGAGCCAGCGGGTTGACGATGTGCTAACGCTGCCGTGTCGGTGGGTGGCACCGACATGTTTCGACAAGTTCCCGGTGGAGTACCGGGCGCGGTTCAACGAGCGGGCGGAAGGTTTGCCGGTGGTGGTGCATCACAACAGGGCATTGAATCCGGGGCAGGCAAGGGGCTAGCGAAAATGGTCGGGAAGGAGTTCGGCAACAAGAGCAACAAGCTCATAACTAACGACCTGCGTATTAACATTTAGGCTGGGAAAGCGAGCATGAGCAGCTTCCAAATCGTCGGTCCCATCGGTATCCATCGCCACCATCTCGCCGCCATCTGCGAGGAATCGCACGGCCACACGCACAACTACGATCACACGACGATTGTGCTCGCCGGCCGCATCTGTATTACGCGCGAAAATCTGATCGATGGCGTCTGGGTCGCTTCGCTGCCAGAAGAGTACGACCGCGGCGAGGCCGCCTACGTTCCGGCGAACGAGAAACACACGATCAAGGCCCTGGAACCGAACGCGGAATGGCTGTGCGTGTTTTCGCACCGCGATTTCGATGGTCTAAGGACCCAGCGATACACGCACGGCAACGTTGCCGCGTACCATTGAGAGACTAATCCATTTTTGAGGTCTAATCATGCTCAATCAGATCACTCTTGCCCAACTCCTGAGTGAGATTCAATCGTTCGGCGTGCAACTGAATTTGTTGCTCAACCATCAAGTCCTTTTGTTTGCTAACGATGTCGTAAATGTCATCGGCATCAACGGTCTGCAAGCGGCCCCATATTCCCTGTCATCAGGAGATGCATCAACACTTTTCGCTGCGTGCCAAGATCTCGATAGATTCCGCAAGGTCTATGGCGGACTCGGGTATGTCACAGCGGGCGCGACTGTGAATTCCGGGGTCTATCACGACAACGACGGGTCGAATTTCGGCTACCCGTTCAACATCAATGTCAATAAGTGCGACGGCTTGGGATATTGAGCGTGGAACTCCTCATCCAGGTCACGGTCGATCCGGTGAAACCGACCTCGCAGCCGGCCGGCGACGTAATCGCTGCGTTTCCGGACGGGCATCGGTGGGGGACGGATGAACTGCAACATCCCCACTGGCGAATCGTTCGCGTGCCCGGCATGGACTCACACGAAGCGGATTCCCTGTGCGCCGGCGAACTCAGGACGCGCGGACACACTCAGATATTGCGCGATCACGGCATGACTGTTGACGTTGTTGCCCTCGGTTTGCCAGATGTAATCCGTGATCCTCATCGGCACTGGGACGCCAGCGTAGAGGCGCATATTGAGCATGCAACATTCCGAGCCGCCACATCACTTAAAGCACCTGTAGTGAGGTAGAAATGCCAACTACAGTCGTCAAAACAATTGGGGCGACCTCTTCGCCGACCACCCCTGACTACACTTCGCTGGCCGCATGGAAAGCAGGGTGCCCGGCGAATCTTGTCACCGCAGATGAAATCTGGGAAGGGCAATGCCTCAATCAGGGCGAGTTCACTTCGGCGAGCACCCTACTGACACTCTCCGGAATTACGACAGATGCGACTCGATTCGTTCGGCTCACCACGGCGGCAGGTGCGTCGTTTCGAGATAATGCGGGGGTTCGCACCAACCCACTCAACTACGATGCAACGAAGGGCGTCGGCATCCGGTGCACCGGCGCGTACACCATTGCAATTTCGGCGGCAGCAATTGCGAACTGCGAATTTGACAACCTACAAATCGAGGCCTCGTCGAACTCAGCCTCAGACATAATCGACTTCTCATCATCGGCAGCGGCTACGCTCACGATGAAGGATTGCTTAGTTGTAAGCAAAGCAACGGGACGTTCTTGCGTAAATTCAAGTAACTTTAGTAATACATTCATCGCGTATAACTCGCTCTTTGTAGCAACTTCGGCGACGGTTTCGCCGCTAGCCACGATTGCCTGCACAGTGAACGTCATTGGCTGCACCGTAATCTCCAAAAGCGGCGTCAGCCCGATCACAGCCAACCCCTACGTGACCCCGACGGTTATTGACACGGCGATGTTCGGCGGCGGCTCGGCAACGAAGGCGCTTAGTGTCGGGTCGGCTAGTCTCGCCTCGTGCAACCACAATGCGACCGATAGCGCCACCGCCGTTGGAAGCGCGAACCAAACGAGTTTGACATTCGCCTCACAGTTCGTTTCGACGACAACCGATTTCCGGGCGGCGTCCGGCGGTGCGCTGCCGAACAACGGCGCAACAAACAGCAATATCCTCGTTGACATTTCCGGCACGACACGGAGCCTTACAACACCGACGATTGGATGCTGGGAAGTCACCTCACCGCCCCCGCCTTCCGTTAACTTTCGAACTTCGCTATCCGGGATTGGCGGCCGCGCCGGCGCTCGGCAATTGCAGGCGAGGAACTAAATGTCCTACCCGATCAAACAATCCTCGACGCAAGCGCCGCTCCTGTTTTTCATGACGCTCTCGAGCGATCATATCACAGGCGCAACCGGTCTTTCGCCGACCGTGACGATCAGCAAGGCGGGCGGTTCTTTCGCTTCCCCATCGGGTACGGTTTCCGAGATTGCAAACGGCTGGTACAAGGTGGCGGGCAATGCGACGGATACGGGTACGCTTGGTCCGATCGCTCTCCATGCGACCGCAGCAACCGCTGACCCATGCGATTTGATAGCGGGAATGGTAGTTGCCTACGATCCTCAGGACGCGGTGCACCTCGGGTTGTCAGCATTGCCGAATACCGCTTGTACCACGAATGCTTCGTTGCTCACGAGCGGAACCGGCACGGATCAGCTTTCGGTATCCGCCGGCAAAGTACTCCTCCAGGCCACGCAAACGGGTGTCACCATTCCCACAGTTACAACTGTTACCAACCAACTCACGGCGGCGGCCATCGCTACGGGTGTGTGGCAGGATACGACCTCGGGCGATTTCACGGTCGCGTCGTCCATCGGGAAATCGCTCTATACCTCGGGGAATGCTCCCGGTGCGGCCTCGGGCATCGCACTGGTCGGTTCGAATATGGGAACGGTGTCGAGCGTTACGGGTTCGGTGGGATCGGTGACCGGGGCGGTTGGTTCGGTTGCATCTGGGGGCATCTCCCGCGCCTCGTTCACCGCCGATTCCGGTTTGCAGTCCGTCCGCTCGAACACGGCTGCGGCTGGCGCGTCCACGACAATCACCCTCGATGCCTCGGCATCGGCTACCGACAATTTCTATCGCGGCTCGCTAATCTATCTCACAGGTGGAACGGGTGCGGGCCAATATCGGCTTTGCACGGGATACGTCGGTTCAACGAAGGTTGCCACAATCGTACCCGCATGGGTTACCAATCCCGACAATACAACAACATTCGCAATCGAAGCGGCAGGCATGGTGGATGTGGAATCCATCCTATTCACCGCCTCGGTGGGTGCGGCTGGTTATGTCGGCGTGGATTGGGGGCATGTCAACGCACCGACGACAACGGTTAATCTCTCCGGAACAACTGTCGGCACGCTCACGACCTATACCGGCAACACGCCGCAGACGGGGGATTCGTTCGCCCGGATCGGTTCGACGGGTTCGGGGCTTACTTCGCTGGCACCCGCCTCGACGGCGCTTTCGACGGCGACCTGGACGGGAACGCTTGCCACAAACCTCGGAACGCTGGCGAGTCATGATCCCGGCGCGACTATCGGAACCTCAACTCTCACGCAAACGCAGGTTACCGGTGGGGCATACGCTCTGAACTCCGCGTCGTTCGCGTTCAACTCCGCCTTCGATTTCACTTCCACCCAGAAGACGAGTATCGGAACGGCGGTAGCAGCTTCGGCCGTGGCCTCGGTTACGGGTAACGTTGGCGGCAACGTTACGGGCTCAGTTGGTTCGATCGCCTCAGGGGGGATTACACGGGCGTCGTTCGCGGCGGATACGGGGCTCCAGACGATTCGTTCCAATACCGCCCAGGCCGGCGGTTCGACCTCGATTACACTCGATGCGGGAGCCTCGGCGACCGATTCCTACTATGTCAACGATCTCATTTTCCTCACCGGCGGAACGGGTGCGGGGCAGTCCCGATTCATTACGGCCTACGTCGGCTCGACGAAGGTCGCGACAGTGGACGCCTGGACCACGAACCCCGACAACACGACAACGTTCGCGATTCTCCCGTTCGACTCGATTCCCGGCGCGACCGCACCGACCGCGGCCCAGAATGCTACGGCGGTCTGGACCGACCTTCTTTCCGGAAGCGATTTCAGCACGTCGGGCAGTATCGGGGCGCTGCTCAAATTGGCGATTCCTGCCGTTGCTCCGGGAGGGGATGGTGGTCTGTTTGTTTCGGGCACCAACGACCATTGCACGATTACCAATAACCTCCTCGTCTCGGGCACGACGACCTTTACCGGCGCGGTCGCGGCGAATGGCGGCGTTACCTTCACGAGCAGCTCGGGGGTCGGCTTTGTCATCTCGACAACGCATAGCGGTTCGGCGGGTATGACCGTGACGGGCAACGGTGCGGCGGACGGATTGACAATTACCTCGGGTTCCGGCGCTACCGGCAATGCCATGACCCTGACCTGTTCAACAACGAACGGCGACGGTTTCCATTGCGTCGGTTCCGGTTCGGGAAATGGTATCTATGGCCAAACGGGGACAACCGGAAGTGGAATGCTACTCGTTGGAACTGCCGGTCTCAAGGCACAAGGAACGGGTGTGGCCGGTATTTATGCAATCTCAACATCATTGAGTGGTGCTGGTATTCGCGCCCAAGCCAACGGTACGGGTTCCGACATTCTGCTCGTCACATCGGGAACCATCGTCAACAGTTCAACCGGAGGAGCTGTCGCTAAAGTCGATATTCAAACGATTAAGACTCAGACTGTTACCTGCGGAGCGGGGGTAACGATCAACCCCTCCGTCGGCGCGGCTAACGAACTACTCGTTGACGGTTCGGGGTTTGTCACGTTTAACAACACAACCCTTTCCGGATCGGTTGGAAGTGTTATTGGAACGGTGGGAGGGATCGCGGGTACGACCCAAACCCTCGATGCTCTCCAGACCGCTCTATCGAGTACCCACGGTGCGGGATCGTGGGTCACGGCGACCGGCTTCGCGACGCCCGCGGATGTTTCCGATTCCACAGCGGCTATCGAGGCTCATGGCGATGCCGCTTGGAGCACGGCGACCGGCTTCGCGGTGCCTGGTGATGCGATGACCTTGACAAGTGGGGGGTATACAGCTGCTGCGGATGCTCTGCTCGGTCGAAATATCGCGGGCGGCTCTTCTGCGGGCCGCACGGTAAGTGAAGCCCTGTTCGCCCTCCGGAATAAAGTGGCCATCGCGACAGGCACCATGACCGTTTATTCGACTGACGATACGACGACGGCATGGACGGCGGCGGTAGCGACAGACAATACTGCTGACCCCATCGTGTCGGTCGATCCGAGCTAGGGGAACCATCATGGCGGCCGGATGGTTCAGCGGCGTTCCGCGATGGCTCCTGGGCCGGCTCGGCTCATCCGGGACTACGCCCCCAGCGCCCGTTGCCGGGTTCACCGGCACGCCACTATCGGGCACCGCTCCGCTCACCGTTGCATTCACAGACACTTCGATTGGCACGATCACTTCTCGCCAGTTCTCGCCCGGCGACGGCACCGGGCCGTTCACCAGCGTTCCCGCAACCCATGCTTATGCGAACTCCGGACAGTATTCGCCGAGTCTGACCGTGACGGGGCCGGGCGGCAGCGACACGCTGACTCGCACGGATTACATCACAGTAACGGCCCCGGTTGTCGATCCGTGGACCGTGAATTGGAATTGGACGGATGAGACGGCGGTAGCGTGGAACTGGACTGACGCGCCGCCACTCGCATGGAACTGGTCCGACTCATCTGCTGTGGCGTGGAATTGGGTCGATATGTAGCAGGCAATCGCGCCGCGAAAATCGGGGGCATGGCCACCGCATTCGGACAAATCGCCACGCTCTATCGGTACGCCGATTCGCAAATCGTCCTGTCGCAAATCACCACCTCCAGCGACCCATCAACCTGGGGGCTGTCCTTCCTCATCGGCCCGGCACCGTTTCCGGACAACCCCGGCAGCACCATCCCTACGGCGATCCTTGCCATCACGCCGACCGTCGCAGCTGGGGTTATCACTGTGCCCATCACGCGGGCGCAACTGACCACCGTGTTGACAGGGCTGCAATACCAGTGTGCCCTCTGGCGGACGGACACCGGGAGCGAGAAGCCGCTGGCGACAGGGACGCTGGGCATTTCGACAGTGCCGACGCCGCAGTAGTGCAGGCAAGAGCGGTCGCATAATTCTCCCCATGATCCTCAGCGACGACGAGCCGAGTCAGGGAGGTGGGATGCTTTCGCCGCTCACGACGCTAATCGCGGTATTTCTACTCATCTTCGTGCAGGTTTTGTGCATGAAGTACGACCGCGAGGATGCCAGCCTGGTTACTCCGATGATCGCGGCCGTGTTCACGATTTTGCTTATCGACCTGCGAGCGCACCAGCAGCAGCAGAAAACCAACAAGCTCGCTCGACGAATCGAAGAATCCGACCGACGAACGGAGAGCAAGGCCGAGGAAGTGAAAGCCACGGTCGCCCAGTGCAACGCGGAGACGGTGAAGCGAGTCAATTCCGTGGCCAAGGACGTTGCCGAGGTGAAGGAGCAAACGAACGGGTTGTTGGATCACAAATTGAATCAGGTGAAGGACGCCGTTGTTGAGGCTGTCAAACCGGTTACTGGCGCGGCAGCGGCGGCACTGTTGCCCCCGAAAAACTAATCCGAAGAAAAATTCCGGAATTATTTACTTTTTGACCCGTCGCCATTCATATAGTTCCGAAACCAAAATGATCGCCGCCCCACTGATGCGAACGCGCGTTCGCGCGCGAACATGGCTCACCACCAATAACCGGGATTGGTGGCTGTTTGTCGCGGCGTGCATTGTCGGCATCCCGCTGGATATTTGGCTCGTGAACACCGGCCGGGAGAGCATCACCAGCATGGTGACCGAGCAATGTCAGCGGCACGACACGTTGATTGCTCTCGGAATGATGGTGGGGTTGGGGGTGGCGCGGGCGGTGAAGCGGTACTGGTGGCAGGTGGCGTTGACGCTGGTGGTGACGGGGCATTGTTTTACGGGGCTTGTGGTGCCTTGAGTGGGTGGGGGGTGGTAAGGCATGGGAGTCATCGTCATTTTCCTTGTGGTCTTCGCGGTCATTGCCATCGCGTGGGTGTGCGTGCTCATCCCAGGCGCGGCGCGAGCCCAGGCCGAGATCAAGGTCCGGGCCGAAGAATCGTTTTGTCCTGTGTGCGACCGGGAGACTGTTGTTGCTCGCGATTGCCGTGCGTGCTGCGACCGCTGCGGATGGCCGCATGATACGTTGAGTTTGTGAGCCATCGTGATGACCGACCATGAATTCCGAACTTGGTGTGAGGCCCATTTATCCGGGCGGGTGCTCGCGGATGTGGCGAGGAAGGGCATTGAGATAATGGAGCGGATTGCGGAATGTCAACGGAAGCACGACGCATTGCAGCGGATGTATCTGGCATCAATGACCCGCTGTGCCGACATTGCGGGCAGAAGCCAAGATGTCGGCACGGCAAGGAACACCGCTACCGGCTTTGCTGGTGGTGCCTCCAGCTCCCCGGCGTGAAAGAACTGTATCCGTTCGTGGATGATGTCGAGCTTGGAGCGGTGCCCGAGATGACTGATGCGGGGCCGGGGACACCGGAAAAGTTAGCGGTCATGGAACGGCGGGCCGCACGGGGTGAGCAGATGTTCCATCCCGAAGATGCGAAGCGGTGAAGTAACACACGGTGAGGACTCTATGACCGACTGCTCCGCGTTCCAGCCCGAGGTATTCGCCCTGGTGGTGGCCGGGTTCGTGCTCGGCGGCGTGGTGGTCGGGTCGGTGATGTGGTTGCGGCGGCAGTTGGAAGGGGAATGAGAGGCTGAGTTCGTTCGTTCGCCCAATTCTGAATCACTCAAACCGAAGGGAAGAGGGTTCTATGTCCAGCGTCGTTCTGCATTCTGCGATTCGTCACGGCGGCATTCATTCGCAGCATCGGCCGCTCGGCCTCCGAAAAACGCCTCGACACAAGCTCGCGGCGGCCACGTCGTTCCGCCCGCTCAAGGCCCCGTCGGATGGCTTCGCGGTCGTGCCGTCGCAATTGTCCATGTGGGACAACGACCGCGA